TGGACCTAAGTCTTCAGAAATCTCATCCATGCTGTACTGATATCGCGCATGTTCCATAGCATCTTCTTCACTATAGAAAGGACCAGCGATATCATCATATTGACGGCCATAGTCATTACGCATGTGCTGCATGATATCCTCGGGAGTTAGATAGCTCATATACTTATTGCCCCAGTTGTATGGCGCGTTACCAGCTATCTCAGATTCTCTCCATTTACCGCCTTCTTTGTTGACCATGCCGACAAAGCCACCGTCCTCTTCATTGCCTAAGCAAACAAAGAATCCTTCATCCTCAGATTCATCTTCGTAGCTTTCCATAACTTTTGATGCGGTTGCTGGAACCTTAGCCAATCCTGCAAGCTTTTTGCCTGCCATTCCTAATCCAGCTGCTCTCTGTTTGTATTTCTTCTTTAGTTGAATTGCTTTTTCGCTTCTAGAATCAAGAGCTTTACTTGCAGTATGACTCTGCAATGCTTCTTTATCAGCCGCGGTCATGTAACGATCTACTAGGTCAGAAGAAAGTTCATCTAAATGTAGAGTTTCATCAATTTCTTCTTCATTGACACCTAAGAAATTGCGACCTATACCTTTACCGAGACCGCCTACTACTCCACCTAGTTTATTTGATGCGTATGAAGTTTCTGCATCTTGTCGTGCATGTGCAACATTGAGTGGTTCATGTGATGAGCGGCCGGTAGATGGTAACGCAGTTGAGTGTTGCGTTGACTGGGACGGTTCGGCTACATCAGCTGGCTCAACTTTAATTTGCTGAGAAGAAGGCAGCTTCCAGTTTTCTTGTGCTTTTGCTAGTGCATCTTTTTCATTTTTCGCAAGGATATATTTTTCTTTTTTAGAAGGATGAGAAATTTTGTATTTTTTTGGCGGATTCAAAAATTCATCAAATGATTCATCTAACCCCGTTTTCTTAGAAATGGCAGATAATTTAGCAACTAATGCCTGTTCTACTTCAGGATCTTTGTTGATCTTTAGTAGTCCTTTAATTCTTTCAGGAGTAAATCCCGAATCTTCTTCTAGGTCTTCTTCTTCTGCTAATCCAAAAGCCTTGAGATTATTCTTTGCAGTAGATTGATTATGTGATAATGTTTCTGCGCCCGGAGCCTCGTCTAACATTTCATCAGCAGGAACCGATAAACTTTTAGTAGTACTATCCATTTTTTCGTTAATCACTTCGTCTGCCCAACTAGACAATGAGGCTAATTCGCCCATCTCATTAACTGGCTTTTGTAAACGACTAATGATAGGTAACGCAGATTCGATCCTGGGATCCATGCTACTTGACATGAACATTTCACTAATGTCTTCACCTTCATTTTCCATTAATGCAGGGGTATAGCTTTCAAAGTATGCGTGATAACCACGATGACCTGTTAGTTTTTGTAATGTTTCACGAAGTTTAGTATAATGGTTGACGCCCTCGTTGATCAATGATTGCGCAGATTCATTGAATTGTTTGTTTCGCGTAGCTCTGACAAATCCTGCCATCTTATTGTAATCTTCGCATACTGATTTGATATGGTTCCATCGTTCGTCGTTTGGTAAGCCACCTTCTGCAATGTGACGAGCATAGACGCGAGCAATGCCAGGGCGAGTAGTTGGAGCTAGGAATCTTTCACCGTCAGTGTTTTCAAGGAAGATACGGGCTACGTTACGGTAACGCTGTTCACCTTCTTCAAGTGCGCGGTTATGTTGTAGAATGATCTTTACGTTAGGAACAGCATCGTTATATGATGCCTTCTTACCCATTGGATGGTAGCTTTCGCCTAGCTTTTCTTTCATTCTATAATAATCTCGTTGACGCATATCATCCCCTACATGGCTAGCATTTTTAAGAACAAAACCTAACTGTCTACGCTGTGCCCACATTTTTAATGCTTTACAAAAGCCTGTCCAGCTATCGTCATAGTCTACGCCAGGAGTAACTGTGCTTGGGCTATCTTGCTGTTCCTGATCATAATAAATAATAACATTTTGAGCATCATCTACAGTAACCCATGCATTACCATAATCTTTACCATCTTTAGTAAAGGTAAATTGCATGACATCGGAATCTTGCGACACCTTAACTCTTTGGTTTTGACTGTTAAGTGGTACCGGATTATATCCGCGAACTTTCAAAAAGTCATATAAATCTTTGTTAAAACTTTCAGTATCTTGTGCCATACATCTATTTATTCTTTTTACGAGATAACGGCAAAGAACGGTAAGGGAGAAATTATCTCGTCGTGGTCACGAATCTGACTTTCTAAATCACCGTGATAATCTGCTAATTGTGTCATCATTCTAACAGCCAATAAAGTAGACATTACTAAATCGTCCGTGTCTCCAATCTTAGCAGCATAACTACCACCACTAGCAACAAATGCTTTCAATTCAGTAATAAGACTGCGACTATAAATCGTCATCTTTTTAGATTCTACTAGTGTTTTGAACTTAGCACAAGCAGCAAGTTTAGGTTTATTAGTTGTGGTAAATCCTCTTCTACCTCTACCAGACTCACTGATGAAAATGCCTGGAATATTGCTTTCACCATATTCATTTAATGACACAATTGCTGCTTGTCCAATGCCATTATTTTCTATACTATAATAGATATTGTTAGGTTCACCGGTCTTTTCTACAATATACTTGCAAATTTCAGCAAGTAACTTAACCTGATTAGGAATGTCAGTTTTGTTGTGCTTCCATTCGCCAATTTGTGTAGTCGTACTTGCTTCAAAGATTTGAATAGCAGCAGGATCGCCTCCAGTACCTAAACTAGGATCAAGTGCTACTACATATAGTTTACCCTTTTCAGGCTGCTTGTACCAACGAACTTGTCCCATTCTAGATAAAGGTTCAATGCCCTCAAGCATGACTAAAGTGTTTGGATTAATTAGTGTTTCGTCTGCGATGATGAACTCGCAGTTGGAGCATAAGATATCATTAGCAAAAAATCTTCTATCAGGTCCGGCATTTACAATATCATACACTTGCTCCAAGCAGTTCTCGGTGATTGCAGTAATTTGCTGCGGGCCACTAAATGTGCAAACAGTATCACCGACCTTTAATGCATCTGCGGGCACTTTTTCAAGTGAGGCTAAATATATGTTATGGTCAGGGGTCAACGTTACCGATGAATTACTCAATGACACGGTGATAGTGTGTTTGACGCCCTTATTTACTAATCCATCAAACTGTTGCCAACCAATATCGGTGAGGATTTCTAGTCCATGTTTATTCAGTAACAAAGTCGGTGTCATTTTTCAATATCCTGTAAGTATCACGATCTTCATAAAGCCATACTTCATATTTATAACCGGAAGCTATAACTGCTTGTCTCTTATTGAGGTTTTTATTTAACCGGTTGATGTATTTTTCCTCAGTGCGTCCGTTGCCGTCCCACCACCAGCGGCCTTTTACTTCTATTATTTTGTTTTCTTTCGGAATGTAAATGTCTGGGTAATATCGCAATACATGCTTTCGGTTGTCAGTATACCTGAATATCGGAAGTGCATAATCTACTAGTGAATCATGTATTACCAACTCGTCTTCCGCATATGAGCATAGTAACTGTGTAATAGCTAGGTCCTCATTTCCTCTTACTCGTATTACCCTGCCGGAGGGCAACGTAAACTCCTTACCTTTGGAGTTTGATGAAGCAGACTTGGCTTTCACTTCTGGCATGAGAAATGTGTTTTCTACTCCATATCTCTCCCGACAAGTATTGCGTTTTTTATTACTCAGTTCATTAATAGATTCAATAGTTTTTGCTTTCCAGGTCTTGCTAGTCTGCGTCGGGTTAGAGTAATTCTCGTCTCCGTACCGTTCTTTTTTAGTAAGTTTAGATTTACCCATCATGTGAGAAGACTGTGTAGTATAGTCTACCCCATATCGTTCTCTGTTTGTTTGTTTTCGTAACTCTCTCGTTTTTTCTTTATCTATGCTAGTTCTTGAAGCAGCCCGTTTCTTCTTATTAAGTGAATCACGAATGCGTTCTTCGTCTGTCCAATTTTGTTTAGTCTCAGAAATTATCTTACCGACACAAACAGGGGCACCGCATGATTCTGCATATGATTCGCTTTGTTGATAAAATGTCACTGGCGCGCCGCACTTACATTTGCGCTCTATCCCCGTTACATACCTCTCATAATATTCCTGATATGTTAGTTGGTTAGACCTGAGGTGCCTAGTGAACTGCCCGTTAGTTTTGCAGTATTGCTTCCCGTCGATTTTAGATTGAATGTAAATTGATGTACCCATATATTTCTCGTATAAATTAGTTCTCACTGAACTTATTTATCTTCTACCAGCAAGTTCTCTAATTCTTCCATGGTGATTTGAGAGATGTTTCCAGATCGGTCGCGTATTGTCATAACCGTGCTTTGCGCAAAGCACCCGATTTCACGATTGAATTTATCATCGCCTAGCTGGGCTTTCATTTCTTTAGCCCACTGCTCATCGCGACCAGGCTGTTCATGCCAATATGCACGGTACGCTTTGAAGCCGTTGACTCCTACTTCAGTTGTGTTACCAAACGCATCTTCGGTTTTGTTTGCTAACTTCCAGATAAGAGCGAATTGATCTTCGTCACTGTTTGGAGTTGAAGTAATAATTGCTTTACCACCAGTTGCTAGGGTAGGGGTGATAGAAGTCCAGAATTCTTTAGCGATTGAAGGGCGGACGAACGCGAATTCGTCAAGGTACAGTAATGTGATAGACATACCACGACCTGTATTTTCAGTCGTAGTAGCACTTACAATACGAGAACCATTCTCAAAGTCAAGTGAACCCTTGTTGTAGGTAGTTACACCAGCTTTAATGTGATCTGGGCAATTTTCATATGCATAACGAATACGCTGCATGATTTCTTGTGCGCCGGTATACTTGTGTGCTGCAATTAGAATAGTTGAGTCGGGGACAAACATTGCATACCACAGTAGATATCCTGCTGCGGAGGTTGACTTACCTGACTGGCGAGGCATAAGAGAGATAGAGAAACGATACTTGTGATAGGTTTCAATTAGTCTTTCTTGATATGGCCAAGGGTGGTAGTTCATGCTACCTCGTGTAGGATGCTGAATCATAAAGAAGTTATCCATGAAGTATAGATAGCCTGTTTCTGGATCACAGCATTTCATAAACTCATCAAGTTCTTTTTGGTTCTTGAAGACAGTTTTCTTGTAGGGATCTTTGATTAGTGTTGGTGTATTTGTCATAAAATTATTTATTCATTCGGTGATTGTATATTACTGTTCTTCTAAATAGTAGCCACAACCAGGAAAACTCCATATATTATTCTGTATATGTCTTACTTCTGGGTATGTTCTACATCCTTCAGGCCTACTAGGATATATCTTACACTTGCGAGTATTTTCATCAAAATGTTCACACCAACGCAAAGTGGGTTCTTTAACACCCTCTGTAAATACACGAACCTTGCAACATGCCCCGGCGCAACCACCAAATGGATTACATGAACCTTTTACTACAGGATTGTTCCATACAATTTCACTCATTAGACAAAGGCAAAGTAACTAATATTGAATGTAGTGTTTACTGCGCCGCCTGCATTTATGAACTGTATACTTAATGTATTGGATGCACTAGCCCAAGCTGCAGGAAAATAACTACTGGTATCTACCATTGCAGTGGCAGGAGTAATGATAACTTTATGGCTAGTAGTCAAACCTGTGATAGTAGCAGTTAATGTAGTATTACTATTTTTACCCACATTGACCGGAACTGATATTGTTCCGGCTAATATACTAGTGGCGGCTGCAAGATTAGTTGCGGTATTGGCATTTGCTGCATTTAGGTTTGCAACTTGAGTTGTAGATGTAACTACTAGTGGTGCAGTACCGGTTGCAATGTTGCTTATTAGTTGAGTTCCGGAAATATTCCCTGTAGCAATTACTCTAGTAGTACCAAGATTTCCAACATTAGCGTTTCCAGTAACTGAAAGATTTCCACCAGTAACTAAGTTTCCACCAGTAACGTTGCCAGTTGCCACAACGAGTCCGCTAGTACCAAGATTTCCAACATTGGCATTGCCTGTTACAGCAACGCTGGTTAATGTACCAACGCTTGTAATGTTTGGCTGTGCATTGGTGTAGACAGTACCCGAGACTAATGCATTTGCTACTTGCCCACTTACATTGGCTCCGGATACTGAGTTAGCAGTTGTTGCATAAGTTGCTAAACCTGCGGTTGCAGCATTTAAATTAGCAACTTGTGTAGTTGAAGTAACTACTAGCGGAGCAGTGCCTGTTGCAATATTACTAATAAATTGCGATGCAGTTACATTAGCGGTAGCAATCACACGAGCAGTTCCTAGATTACCGACATTAGCATTGCCGGTAGCCGATAATGCACCAGTAACATTAGCACCGTAGCTAGCGTCAAGTTCTAATACATTAGTAATATTTGCAGTAGAGTTGCCTTTAGGTGTAGACCAGAATTGAATCTTGGTTCCATTATTAGCGTTGTCTTGATTATCAGTTGATACAAAACTAATTCTAGCCTGACCGACGTTTAGCCATCCGCCGTCTTTATATCCATTAATACCTAGTCTAGCAATCTCATCGCCGTTGAGTACTGGAGTTGGTGAGGTTGCAGTTCCGTTATATCTACGACCGATATATCCAGCATATCCTCCTATGCCGTCATTGTAAAGTCTACTCTGCACACCATTCTGACCGGTGATGTGAATCATTACACCTGAATTTACAGGTGCTTGTACATTGCCGCTTGTACTACCAATAATCCTAAATGCTCCGGCCGTTGCATCTGCACCCGGCACTATCATTTCAATCTGACCGTCTTTATTAGCAAAGAAATAGCGATTAGCTATATTTGGTGGGAAGCCATCTGGTTTATAAAAACCCACATTACCCGTCAACTGAATCTCGGCGTTTCCTGATGCCGCGAGAGTCATGTCTTGATCAACATTCACAATACTTAGAATATTGTTGTTAGCGTAAAAGTTACCGAAAGATACTGGCAAGTTTGCACTATCAATAGTTAGTATTCCGGAATTGCCGACAAATACCCCGGGACCAGGTGCAATTCCACCAATCTTTCCATTAGCAGCAGGTGATATATTTCCAGTTACTATTAGGTTGCCATTGATAGTTGCGGTGTTCGCAACCAATGAATTGATATTTGCATTAGCATTGAAGTCTAAGTTAATGGCACGACCACCGGGAGTAGAACCATCACTAACTCTGATCGTATTAGTATCCGGGTTATACCATAACCGATCCTGCTGTCCTACGTAGGAGTTACCATTTGCATGGTTGTCTCTACTAGTAAAGAAATTTTGAATATAACTGCTCAACTGTTTTACCCTTCTAGAGGTTCATCATCACCTAGTTCTGCCATTACTACTGGACTGATACCAGCGTTACGCTTTATTGCTTCTAATTCACTATATGAGTGCCGGGCGGCATCTTCGTCTTCGTCACCGTCGTAAATGTTATCTACCCCTACTGCCTTCTTAAGAAGTTCCATCTTTAATTGTAGCGGAGGAACAAACAAATCGTCCGGTTGCTCACCATTTGAGTCTTCGCCATTAAATGGTTCGCTGAGATAATCAGCCGCGTCCATATCCGATGCCGGCGGTCGTTGTTTAGCATCAATCATGTCCGCAAGTTGTCGTAAGATTTCGCTTATACTATTCATTAGGCTGTTCCAGTTGCTGCGTGTGGCATTCCCAATTCAGTGACAGAGAATGGGGTTGCTGTACCATTTGCATTTATGTATGCTAAATAATTTCCTTGGCCCACAATAAAGCTTCTCTCTACCGTATTAGCAGGAATAATTTCACATGATGTTATGTTTGCTACAACATTTGCATTGCCTACATTAATTGCAATTGCAGAATTAGTTGTTGCAATTCTAACCTTATCAGTTGCAATAGGTCCTATTTTGGCTGTAGTGCCTGATGCTGTTTGAATATATGATGCCATTGTTCTATAATCCTTTAGTATTATTTATCATAGAATTACATAAACAAAGACCGGGTTAAACCCGGTCTAAGTCATCACTTAATATCTAGTGGTCTTGCTTTAGTAGCAACTATACAGTAATATTTTTCAGTCAATGTTACCATATCACTTGCATCATTGGTTTCAGGATTAGGTGCATTAATATCAAATTCCAAGTTATTAAACTTGTCAATATCAAAACCGCATCTAATTAATAATGCACCTAGCTGAGTAGCTCCCATAATACTATAGTGGTTAAGATTAAATTCGTGCTTTCTATCGCAATCTGGTTGAGGAACTTCAATATAAATTTTTGAACCCTGCTTCAATACCCGATTGTATTCCATCAACGAGAAGATAGGATATGGACTATGCTCTAATGCGTGACGCAGGAAAATGAAGTCAACAGATTCGTCGTTCCAACCATCTGTTTGCGGTATAAATGATAGATCGTACCCTTTAACTGTATGACCTTTGTTAATGCAAGTTTCTTGGTCGCCGGGACTTAGCGTTACCCCTGTTACATTAGTATAGCCGCGTTCTTTCATTGCGTCCAAAAAGTAGCCGGGGCCGCATCCTAAATCAAGAATGACGTTATCTTTTGGTAGCTCAAGGGGATCAATATATGTCTCAACTACTTGCTTAGTGAGCGAGGCATGCATTTGGCTATCACCTTCTTCATGGATGTGAGCGGTATATAACCATTCGTTGTAAAACCGAAGTTTAACTACATCTAATGTTTTATTAATATCTATCATAAAGTTTCTTTCTTAAATTTACAATTATCAAAGTGCCATCTTTTCATAATGCCTTCCCTACGGATAGCACTACAATGCGGACAGGATATTTTATTTTTTGGTTTACTATTAACAATACTTATTATGCAATCTAATTAGTATTATTTTTTCTTTTTCTTTTTGCTACGATAGCCGTCAAAGCCCTTTATAGGACTTGACTTATGAGTGTCCTCAGGTTCTTGACTTTTAGACCAACCAACCACACTCTTATGATCAGTCGGTACTGCGCCCATTGCCTGATGAAGCATATTGTGTTCTTGTTCGGTATATGGATGAATAGTGTTATATTTTTCAACAAAGCTAGAGGCATCTATGTCAGTTGGTTTTTTAGAAGACCCGTCTGCCATTGCCATTGCCATACCTAACCTGTTCAAATGGTAAGTGCGGTCGTAACCTCCATTGTCACGAACTTTGTGATAGCTTCTTACTGCTTGCGATGCATTGTGTGAAATTTTGCCACCATTGTGACCTTTGGTAATTTCTTCGGTTATAAATTCGTGCGCTCTCATTTTTGTGTTACACCCTAAACCCGGTAGGAATTTCAGTTGACAGCGTTTGGTTATCATACCCATCAGCTTGAATGTTTGCGGTATTGGCACTCATGCCAATCCACATGATCTGGCTATTGATTAAATGTGTCATATCATCTGATCCTACCGGATTTACTAGAATTTGCACATTACCATTGTTACTAACTACCATGTCATATGTAGTCAGCGTGTTTCCGAAGAAAGTGCTTCCGTATGCAGAAAACTTGACATCACTGCTATCATTATTTAATTGTGCATACACTTGAATATCTTGGGTATCAGGAGTACCATTAGCTATACTCTTGATATAAAATTGACCCTGTGTAAATGTGCTTGTTGGCGCTTCAAAAATGACCTGACTTTGGGCATTTCCAAAAGTGTATGCTACTGTAGTATTTACAAATGATTGGAAGAGGTTGCTAAAGTTATTGTTGACTTTATCAAAAGCAACACGCAATGGATCACCGGTACCGTCATTTGGATTAGCACCAATATTAATAACTTCTTGTGAATATAATGGAGTTGTGCTCATTTCTATCTTCCGTTTATAGTATTTATCAAACGGATAATAGATTAGTGTTTAGTTGCGTCTTCAAAAATCTTTTTTTGCTGAATATACCATTCGTTCCAGCCTCTTACTTTAGCAGCACATTCATGATATGTCATGTAATTGTCAGTTACAGTTTTAGTAAACTCAGAAAGAGTTGATCCTTCTGCCGCTTCCTTCAAACTCTCACAGTCTGATACCAGCACATTAGGCGCATCAGGGAACTTAGCGGTTACAGGCTGCGCTGTAACACATCCAGTCAATAATAGAGGTAACAGTAAGCATAATTTTTTCACTGTTTATCTCTCCGAGTAGCGTCATCAGTATTTAATGTTGCAGCCATGTTATGTGCTTTAATGACTTCTTTTGGAATCTCACAAACATTGTTATACTTGACAACTTCTCTATCTATGTATTGGGCAATCGTTTTACCCTTCTCATGGATAGTCTGTGTTTGCGTAACTACTTTAGTTACTATTTGAGTGTTTACTATTTCTGATTTTACTTGAGCTTTGGCTAATCTGTCTTCTAACTTTTTAACTGCGACAGCAGTAGAATCTTTATATGCAATCGCACCTTGCAGATAGAATCCTGCAACAAGAAGTATAATTGCTACAATCTTTATAAGCAAGCTGTATGTTTTTATGAACGGAACTTTATTTACTAGGATAGTAGCGAGTAATCCTACAATACCTACTGCTATCAAAACAGTAACTACCCACTTGGGAAGAAATAGAAGGATCCAATATACATTCATGTGTATATTTAGTCCTTCTATGCTTATCTTACTCGTAAGTAGCTAAGAAAAATTGAGCTACGCGAATCATTGCTTCTGCATGTTCCTTACTCTTAGGAAGAGTTATTAGCTCACCTTCATTAATCCTTCGGAATTCTTCAAACGTAGGTGCAATGTCATTGTCAAAGATTTGGGCCATACTATCGTGCAGTGCCTTTGCTTCACTGTCCGTCATTCCTGACATGAGGGTATACATGCGATCATCTTCACTGATTCGTAGACCATAATCATGCCGCATCGTGTGGCACATGTTATTGATAATTTCTTCACGAGTCTTCATACTGCCATCTCCGCTTTGATTGTACCATGACTCTTATAATTGTCCAAGTCAATAGTCTCTATAGTAAAATCTATAACACGTTTGATATTAGGATTCAACCATAAAGTTGGTAGTGGATATTCTTCTCTAGTCAATTGTTCTTTAACTTGATCAACGTGATTAAGATAGATATGGGTGTCTCCAGTAGAAATTATAAGTTCACCCACATCTAACTCACATTCTCTAGCAATCAAATGAGTCAACAATGCATAGCTAGCAATATTAAAGGGCAGTCCCAAGAAACAATCCACTGATCTTTGGTACATATGGCAGCTTAATTTACCATTACAAACATAAAATTGACTCATAACATGACAGGGAGGAAGGGCCATTTGATCTAACTCTCCGACATTCCAAGCACTTATGATATGTCTACGACCGTTTGGATCATTCTTGATTCCGTCAATAACTGTTTGCAACTGATCGATTTCTTCATGCTCAGGAATCGGACCCGAATACCAATTACCTAAATCGTCTTGGGTAACAAGCGATTCAGCATTTAGGTTTCTAGGTTTTCTCCAGTGTCTCCACTGTACGCCATATACTCTTCCCAGATCGCCGGGCATTCTTGCTTTAGGTTTCCAATAAGCTGCCTCAGCATTTCCTGTCCAGATCGTATTACGGCTTGAGTCTCTCTGTCCGTATAAAATTTCAGCAAGTCTTCTTTCATCTCCGCTCCCTTCTATAAACCAAAGTAGTTCACTCACTACTGCTTTCCATGCTAGTTTCTTTGTTGTAATAGCCGGAAAGCCTTTTGTCAAGTCAAATCGTAACTGGCGGGCAAAAACACTTAGTGTGCCCACTCCAGTTCTATCCTCTTTCTTGACGCCGTTATTTAGTATATCCGCTAACAAATCATGATATTGTTTCATTGCGGCGCCTTTCCGATTCAAAATATGCTTCATCGTCATACACATATGTCATAATATTCAATATATTTCGGTTATACCATGCAAAGTGCAGAGCTTCAATTATGTAGTGACTAGCTACCGAAACTATAATCCAAAACACCATCCCGATTATAGAAAACTTAAATAGCGAAATAGCTGCTAATAGACCGCATATCCACGGAACAGCAAAATTAGCAATCTTAAACGTCCTGTTACAGGACAGAGCCCAAAGGTGAGGAATCAACAACCCATTTGCCCAAGTTCGTTCCGTGCGGAATTGCTGATACCGTTGGGCCCTAGCCATTTGTTCAGCTATTTCTTTGAGGAATTCTGGATCAGGTTCATAATGATATGTATTAACATACGCTGGTGTTCGTGAGGTAGCTGCCGCAGCTTCCTGAGCCGCAATTGACCTCTCATACACTTTCTTTAATTGTTCTGTCTGCTGACAAGTGGGGCATTTAGTTACTGCGAAACCAGTAGTATAAAAAGTTGACCAACAGGTATAACAGGTTTGTTCACGAGACGACATTTTTTCTTCTCCAAATTTCGTACATATGATCAGGGAACACTTCACTGAAGGTTCTGATATAATTAGACTCTAAGTATAACATATTGATAAAAGTGTCACAATCATAATGGTCATATACCTTTGTCAGGTGAATTTCATTGATGTAGGGCCAGCATTGCTCTATTAGCGTTGCTCCACCAATCAACCAATAAAAATCAGTGTGATCCATAATGTCACTGACACATGTTACGCCTTCTTGCTCAAAGGGCCTTGACGTAACAACGATATTGATACGATTAGGTAATGGTTTCTTTGGTAAGCTATCCCAAGTATTGCGTCCCATAATCACTGGATGCCCAGCAGTAAGTCGTTTAAATCTTGGCAAATCGCCCTGGATATTAGTCCAGGGCAACTTGTTTTGGTAGCCTATTCCCCCTTTTGGATCACAAGCAATGATTAATTTCATAGGTCTTTCAATAAATGATCAGTTTCTGGTTGTACTGTGTCTGCAATACTTTGCACATTCAATATAAATTCAATACCAACAACTTCGTCATCATACTTCAAAAGCTGTCTACTTACTGCATCTTCAATTTCTTCTGGGTCAAGACCTTCATTTAAAAACTTTTCAATGTTAATAGTTTTTTGTCGTTTTCCTTGAAGTCTAAGAATTAGTTTCTTAATGAATTCTACCGGGACCTTTTGCTTTTCAACACCGTCTAGTAATCGTTCCCACTTAGCAATAAACTCGGGTGACATTTAATTATCCTTTAGGCGGTGATAGTCTTCTTGGGTCGACCTCGTGTCTTCTTTGCAACAGGTGATTCAATCGCTGCATTAAGATTTACTGTTGGTGCAGGAGCCATCTGATTTGCTTGTTCCATCAACCTTTGTGCTTCTGCCAATAATCCGTTTGCTTCGCGGCTCATTTTTTCTGCTTGCATACGAAGATTATTAGCTAATATGTTATCTCCTAATGCACCATCATCAGCTTGAAGTCCTATAGGAGCATTGATACCTTTCTTCGTAGGAGGAATAGTTTCAGGATTGTAAGCATCCTTGTTTGCTCGCATTCTCTTTGCTACCTGAAAAGGATCCTGTATACCAAGCTGCTTATCCATTTCTGCTAGCTTGCGTACTGCTTCTTCTCCCTGCGCCATTTCATCAAGAATCGTATTAAGTTCACTAAGCTTAATCTGTATACCGGGACCAGGGGTCATAATGATTTGTTCAGTGTTTACCTTCTTTAACATTCCTTCAGCATGTAGCTTTTGTAGAATAATATGACCATCCGTCGTGTAGGAACGGTTGAGGGCAAGTGCTAGTTCTTCGCTATTCTGACCAATGTCACTATTGATGCAATCAATAAGCGGATCGTGGATGCTACGATTTAAAATTTCTGTATATACGACTAGTGCCATATGCGGCTCACTAGGAACTTCTCGGAATACTACCGCAACCTTACGGTCTCCTACTCTGCCGACATGTCGTGTAAATTGTGCCATAAATTAACTCCTTTATGTCTTTTATTTAGAGTTAAATGACGCCATCAAATAAAAATAGTTACTGCCAGTGTAACATAAACCAAAACAACTGTTCTTCAGATTTAAAAACTAATGAATAAGATACCTGATCATGAACTATGCCGTACTGTTCACAAAACGCTAACATGGGTTTGTAATTTTTATTGTCGTATGTAATACCAGTCGGAGTAAAACACCCAGGATAATATGCATTGGCATAACGAAGCCGTAGAGGATCATTAGTTGACCTCTCAAAAACTAGCTTAGGCTCTTTGTATCTCATGACCAACGCAGTATGAACAGCATCAAGTTCTTTTCGTCACTGAACCAAAACATGTAGTCAGGCTCACAGTTATAATTCCATGCAGTCTGCATGTTATTTGAGTTATATCCGCGGGGCCCAAAGGTGCTATAGCACCATTTAACCATTTCTTCCAACTCTGCAAATGAGTACATTATTGGATTGGCATAATGATGAATTTGATGAAAGATTTTACTTTCTAGTTGGATTGTGGTTATACGCTTAGTGGCTGGTTTGAAACCAAAATCATCTATCCAAACACTAGCTACTGATTTACCAGCGATCTTAGCCCCAGGTAAGCTCATAAAACACTGCTTCTTTAGGATCTTCAAATGCAACTTGGTATGGTCCACCGATCGAAGAAAAAGTAGAAGGTTTAATCGCAAATCGTCCCCGCAATTTCTCAAGGACCCAAATACGAGATTCATTCGTTATAGGTGTACTGGTTAAGGTAAAATGAGGGGGTGTCATATTTAGCTCCCTCTCAATAAACCATGTATCAAAGTTGATATCATCAAGTGTTTTGGTCATAACCGTACTTAAGAATATATAATGATTCTAATGCTTCCAAAGCATCACGAATGGTAATATCAGTTTCAGATAATTTTAGAATTTGCAATAAGCGGTTGCTACGCATAGCGACTTGCATACGATATTGCAAATCCGGATTGTCATTTACTAACATGCGCTTATCACTTCCCGGTTGTCTAGCGTAGATCGTTTTGCCATTATCCGGTGACTCATAAATTAATGAAGCCACCGGATCTGTTGCAATTACATTACTTACGATGGTCATCGTAAATCGCATACTGACCGAACGGGGGGTTCGGGTTTGGATCACCGTGAATGATCCAAGTAGTATCGCAATAGTCGGGGTCGCCCCACGAACCACACGGATAACCGTCAGTAAACACAATCAGACGATTAGGAACGATACCCTCTTCCTTGAGATAGTTAAAGAAGCAATCAAAGTCAGTACCGCCACCGCCGGCAAGTTCATAATCATCAATAGTGTCAAGATTTTCGCTAGTATAATCACGCGGGTTATAAACACGAGTATCAAAGCAAGCAATGTGGATCTTGAAACCATCGAAGATTTCCATCATACCAGCAACTTCGCTGATAAACTGCATACCCTGCTTGTTGCTGATAGAACCGCTCATGTCAATCATGATCGTAACGTCAATTTCTTCGCCGGGGTTCATACCGGGCATGACAGCATCCATGTGCCAACCACGACGAGAAGGACGCATCCATGTGTAGTCGCTCTTGATTGCGCTAGTCAGGTTGACCTGAATAAGCTCACGCCAGGGCATGACCGGTTCAGTCATTTCCTTAATGAGACGCTGAACGCCTGCAGGAACCGTACCGGCTTCTGCCTGCTGAGCAGCATTCAAAATAGCCTGACGCATTTCCTGACGGATTTCTTCACGCTCAGCGTCGGTCAGCTGGGGACGACCCTTACCGCGACGACCCTGACCATCCTTCTCGTCATCACCGTCCTCGTCATCACCGTGACCATCAAGGTGATCGTCAAGCATCTTGTCCAGAAGCTCGTCAACACTGATATACTTGACGTTCTTCATGAGGTCATCATAGATAGCCTCAGCGGCCCAGCCCTCATACTTACGATCATAGAGACATTCAACAGTGGTAATGAATTCACCAACCTTGTGCTTCTTAAGGTCGGCATTTACTGCATAGTCATCAGCAATATTCCACATTTGCGGATCACGCTCGTTGCGACGACCAAGGTGATCATAAACCACGTGCAGCACTTCGTGACCTACAAGGAATTCGACTTCCTTTTGGCGAAGCTTCATGATGAAACGACTATTGTAATAGAAGTTGCGACCGTCAGTAGCAGCAGTACTGCACCATTCGTCTGCATTGATAAGCTTAAGGCGAGTAGCAAGGTTGCCAAAGAAAGCGTGCTTGAGCAGAAGCCCAATACGAGCCATAACAAGACGCTCACGGGCTTCGTGATCAACCTTAGGATCAGTAGGGCCCACAAGGCTTTCAAACTTGTTGCTACGCGAACGCTTACCCTTAGAAGCAGTATTAGTGACGCCAGACATTGAGATTCCTTTCATTTGATATAGTGAATGTATCACCAAACACTACAAGTGTCAATAGTTAATTGAGCTTGCGGTTAGTATTATTGTCGTCAAAATTCAATGGCTTAGAAAGCTTTTCAATTTCTTCGTCAGACCAGGTACCGTTATCTAGGTCTAGAGGAACCGCTTCATCCAAAAAGGTACCGTCGGCAAAGCCTTCTGTAATAGTTTTCACCAACTCGTCAAGCTCTTCCTGAGTGCCATCAAAGCTATCAAAACACCCGGGGACGAAAACAAGAGTAAGCCCATTCGGTAGTTTAATACCAGACATATAAAATCCTATAAAAATTGGGGGAGGGCTGTCTCGAACCCTCCCCCAGGAGCTCAGGCTTAGTTGCCTGCTTCTACAATGTACTTACCGTACTTCTTGTAGAATTCATCAAAGTTGGGAAGCTGCGAGGGCTCGATCGGCAGCTTGTACGTCTTGAGTGCAATCTTAGAACCCATGACGACCAGCTCCGTTTCGAAGTTCTTCATCATGTAGTCAAAGAAGTTGGCAGCCATGTCATGAAACTTCTTGTTATCAGTGCGCTTGTTGTCAATGATATCCTTGAGTTCATAGCACATAGAAATCGTAAGCGAGTACATCGCAGAGATTTCCTTCACATTGAGTTCCTTGACCTTGCCCTCAAGAATGTCAATCGGATTCGGCATCTTGCTAGCAAACTTACGGTGAGCCATAAACTTAGCAGCAAGACCATCACCGATAGCACCTGCAACGAGCGTGAACAGGGTATCGTTATCAGTGTTGTCTTCGTCGGTGAGCATGTCGCTCACGAAAGTCCACGAACGAGGAGTAGCGAACGCACGAGACGAACCCTTAGCGTCAAAGTCATAACCGTCCTGCTTAGAGAACGAGAGATAACCGACAACATCCTTGTGGATGCCCTTGTTAACAGCCCAAGTCTGCCAGGCGTTGAAGTCATACTTCATTTCAATGTGAACGAAGCGGTTAGCGAGCGGCATCGGCATGCGATAAGTAACACCCTTGTCGCTATCACGGTTACCAGCAGCGACGATAACCACATTGTCGGGAAGCTTATACTTACCAACACGACGGTTCAGAATAAGCTGATAACCAGCAGCCTGAACTGCGGGCGGAGCCGAGTTCATTTCATCGAGGAAAAGAACGATGATCGGATATTCAGCAGCAAGCTCTGCGCTAGGAAGATCGACAGGCTCGGCCCAGTCCATCTTGCCGATTTCCTTGTTGAAGTAAGGAATACCACGAATATCAGTCGGTTCCATCTGAGCCATACGAAGGTCGATCATGAAACCACCAAGTTCGTTAGTGATATCTTCAACGACTTCGCTCTTACCGATACCCGGAGGGCCCCAGAGGAAGACAGGACGCTTTGCCTTGAAAGCAGTGAGGATGGCCTTACGGGCCTGAATAGAAGTAATAGTGTGATTTTCAGAATGAGACATGATTTTAGCTCCTAGTTAAACAAACAAATAGAGAGATTTCTTCGTTGCTGCTCTCTATATACTCGTTATATGATATTCAGCTGGTGAAGTCAACCACTTTTTTCGCTCAGTGGATATTTTTTTATGCCATGAGGCGAAGCATCAAAATAAGATGCTCTAGGTGCTTGATTGCACTACGGACTTCCTGGCTAAGTTTGTTATACTGAACATGATAACGAGAGCGAGGAGGAGTCCTGCGGGTATAGACCTCAAGCTTGCTAAGCTCTTCCACCATATCACAGATGTTGTAGCAAAACTTACTTAGATCGTAGTTATAAGGAAGGCGTGTCAACTGCCTGTTGATGTCATACATGATCGCCTTAGCTTCTTCTGCGTTTTTGAAGTCTTTATCCATAAATTCACACTACTGTAGTTTTGGGCAATTGTCAACCAGTTTCTTTCATCATGTTAGGATCGTTTGGTGAGAAGGATCCGCGATTGTGAATGGCTTTCACTTGATTAGGATTGAATATGACCCAAACTTCTCCTGATTTGGCATTACAGTCATTGGGTATAGCTTCTGCTATGATAGCCCCGTCGAACCCTAGCTTCTGTAGGTTTTCTACAAATTCAGCGCCTTCTGGTCCATCGAACAACTCCCAACGCACAAATTGATCAACATAGTAATATATTGAACGTAAGTCAATATTATTTTGTTTGAAGCCCTCTACAGTTTCTTCGTTGCTTAGCATACGAGAAAGGCTGTAGTCTCTTAGATCAATAGGATTCTGCACAGACAAATAGACCGGTATAATTCTTCCGCCTGGTTTATATTCTCTAGTGTTTGGATCTTCTATAAATGTTTCAGCAAACTTTGGATCTACTGCAAAGAAAGAACCATGGCGCTCTACATCAAATGTCATGCCTAATACACTTGTAAAACCCTTCCCACTTGTTTGGAAGCTGTCAAAGTCTTTAGTTGTTGCGTGATAGAACACTCTTGGCTTATGTCCATCCCAAGCATGTGTGTGCTGTAACCAATTGTCTAGTCTTTTTTCTCTATGTTCTTTGTCATAGCCCGGGAATAACTCTTGCTGTTCTTGATCTTCCTTTAGTGTAGATGTTTTAGATTTGCCAAAGAAAAACGCATCACTTTGCGAACTTGCATTTTCACCCAAGCTTGCTCTTCCGATTTCCCATCCCTCGGGCTTTTGTATATAGATGAATGCCAGTGCGCCATCCGCTGTTGCTTTGTCAGGGAACATTAATGTTACTAATCGCTCAAAGTCATTGCCGCGTCCCATTTTATACAGTGTTTTATCCGGAAACGAGGAACCGTCGTCAAACTCCAACCATGCAATATATTCATTATCATATACTACATCAGTAATGGTTTTTGGATTTAGAAATCCCCGAAGTTCAATAATATTCTCAGCAGTATGTGGTCTAACCTGAACTATGCTTAACGTATTACCTACTTCCGGCTTAACCTTAGAACGTTGGTCGTACCGGGTAATAGCATTTTGGAAATCTAATAACTCCTTGATTTTCGGAGAAACGGTGTTTTCATCTACTCGCTCTAGCCAGGCAAGATTGTCTCCTAAATGATTTACTATTCTGGTACCATAAGTTTGTCGGCGATCTATTGCTTCTTGCTCAAAAAACCGTCGTAACTCCGATTCCTTTAAAGTGCATTTTTTGAACTTCCATTCGGGTAACTGCTCATCTTCTGCTAAAAATGATTTCCACTCTTTCATTAAGTTTTCTGCTATCTTACCGTCTGCTCTAGCTTGGGGAGGAATACCTGCTCGTGATGTTTTCCAATTAAATGCCTTAGCGTTCTTTTTGATACTGTCTGGACGGACATCCTTTGTCAATGCAGTCTTGAAGCGAGGATCACTCTTTTCCTTCTCACTTGGTATATACCCTGAGGCTTCTATTAAATCAGGTACATCAACTACCGAATGTCTGTGAGGTATAATCTCAGACAGAGTGGCTCCGTATATATCCATCGGCATTAATGATTTTTCATTTTCCAGCATCTGACTGCTATGCAGTGACTCACTGATTGTTATTGAAGTGGGTCCCGGAACGAAGGTTTCTCTAGCATTTTCCCATTCTTTGAATAATGCACCGGGGTCGATAAGGGCACCGGTTTGGTCACGTAACTTAAATCCAGTAGTATCTCTTTTTGTTTGATTGAGCAACCAGGTGATGCCATCTGGTGTTAGGTTATCTGTTTTGCCCAAATGTATTTCTTGCCCTTTCAAATTTATGATATATTGAAATAGATTGAATACTAATCCCTTGTTAAATTGAGAGATATTTTTCATGCCCTTCAGACAACCAGCTTGTAGATACACAAAAGCCTCTATTTTTGAATCATTAGCAAAGAAATAGATATTGTTTGGTCCCGAGGCAAATAAAAATACCGGTCTACTTCCTATAGTGCCGTCTTTAACAGAGTTGCTAATAATTTGTTCATCGGTCAACGAAAGAGGACCCATTGCGTTAGAAAACCCAATTTCATCAAGTTGTCTTGATATTTCATTAACAGGTCCTGTTCTAACCAGCGTAGTAACAGAATAACTACCAGGACCTTTTTTCAAAGAGTTTTCGTCTGATGTCTTAATAGATTTTAGCTTATAGTTAGGTAATGCCTTAGCAGCCATTCTTCCCATAGTAGCGTATAACTTTACTCTGCTCGGTTCACTAGTAGATGCCTCAAACATGATATACTTAGGATTCAAAATAGATACCGCGTCTTTTACTATGTTGACTACTGTGCTTAGAACCTTGATAGAATCGCCGGTGCCGGTCAACTTTTCTGTTCCTGCGCCAGTGTCTTGCTTAACCATGTTGAAGTTTACTACTGCAATATCTTTTCTATGCATTGCTACAGCAACATCATATAAGTTGCCTTCCTTAGTAGTAAACTCATACTCTAACTTCCAATCATTATGCTGCTTTAGCTTGTTGTATGGGTAAGGAGAATCCATCCATTCAGTTAGCTTTTCCTTGCTCAGAATATGATCTGGTGATTCTGCTACCTGGGTGGTAGGCTTGTCAAGAATATAGTTCATTGCGCGTTGCACAATATTCAATGGTTTTTCAACTTTTGGACTGTTCATTTCAGCCTCAAAAAACTTGTATGCTCTAGTGACTAAACGCTTATACCTTTTCCCGTCTTTAGGTAAAAACTCTGCTATTCTGTTGTGGTCTAGCGTAACATTGATAAGTTCGTATAATCTTGTTTTTGAAAATACTCTGTCATTTTTCTTAATATCGGACAATGTCAATGATATGTTATACAGTGCTTCCTGAAATCTAGCATTTATCTCGTAAGGAAGTGTCGCATAAGCTCCTGTAGGGCGAAACGCCTTACCTTTACTTTTATTATAATCAAGAGCATGTAATAACTCATGTGCTATAGTTTTAGCAATGTATCTATCTAATGAATAGCCTTTGCGTTTCGCAAACTTTACTAGTGCGGGATAATATAGATGTATTTCATTAGCATAGAAATTATACGCACCTACCGTGCCGCGTTCAAATCTATCTGCTTTATAGTCTAATATAAACTTGAGTGTTTTTAAAATTTTAGACAAAACAGGGTCATTGGTTTCAGGAACACCCAATTCTGCTGCGGTAATACCATAAACTCCTAGCTTTAGTTGTTTCATGTCCGGGCCTAATACATTGGCTACTTTACCAAGCATTGAAGTATTTCTAGATGCCATTTTAGCAATGACCGATCCTGCCTTATTCGCTACTAGATTAATGACCTGGCTTTCTTCGGTAGTTTCTGTTAATTGGTCTGTTTCTTCACTGAATATATTTTTAAACTTGCCTTTAAGACGATCCCATTCACCCTTCAATGCAGATGCAGCCATTTGTTTTTCTTGTGCGGCCCTATCTATTTTAGATTGCAATGGGTCTACTTCATTTTGCAGTTCGTTAGGGTGTATGTTCCATAATTTCATCATTCTATCAATAATAGTGGTGATAGTATTGATTTCTTCTTTAGTCCTGCCACTAGTATTTCTTAATTTATTGATTTTTAGTATCGCGTCTTCTCTACTAGTGGCTTCGTCTAAGCTAAGCTTTTCACTTTCAAGCTTACTTCGCAAATCATACAGTGCGTTTATTCCACCCTGTGTTCTTATTGCTTTGTATGCAAGGTTTTCTGGACTAAACTCTCCTCCCTTGTCTAACCCTGCTTGACGATATCGCCTAACAGTTGATATTGCTTTATTGATTCGGTCCAAGCTTTTGGTTTTTAGTGCAAGCTCAATGAAATCATTTAGACTTTCATACTTGTGTCTGGTTGAATCTTGGTCAAAGTTTGCTCTTGTTCTTTTAGGTGCCTTCAACCAGCGATCATGCAATAAGCTATATTCACCTAAACTTACCACAGGTTCATTACTATCTTGAACATAGCATTCAACAGGAATACCCCTTACAGTAATGTCTAAACTGTCGTTGTATAGTGTTTTCTTAGCAGTGAATAATTCTTGGTATACTTCATTGTTCGGTAGTTGTCTAAAATCAACTACGATGTGCAAATCAATATCGCTGTGAGGAGTATAACTATAAGCCGCATTACTACCACTGATAGTAACGTCTTTAACTTTAAGATCAGTTAATCCTAAAAAAGAAACAAAGTCTTTGGCAATCAATAACAATTGTTCTTTAACTTCACCGTCAAGAACATGCTTATGCCACAATTTAGGATTAAGTTTGCTGTGAAACTTTATAGCGTCTGATAAGTTAAATGAGTCAAGTTCTGTAATATCCATACTGTATTTATCAGTATGACGTTAGGAGGATAGTAGATTCTTTAAATACTGTTCTAACTCTTCGTTAGCTAGACGCTTTGCCATATTCTTTTGAATTTTAATATTCGGAGGTTGACCTGTGCCCATATCAGCATGAGTAAACACCCCATATAATTTAATATTAGTGGGATTTCTACCTGATAATTCGTATACGATACTAATATCTGGAGTTAAATGTGCTTTTAGTGCTTTAGGTAAATATTTTTTATATATACCGCTTGGGGAAAAAGGCTTGTCATTTGAACCATATTGTACAAGTGGATTTGCAGCCTTAAAGTCAGTAAACTCTTTAATTTTTTGTAAGACGTTTGGTGTATCTTTAATAGCAGATGCTAAAGATTCTTCCCATAATGGGCCATATTCAAAAACTACATTACTTGTATTTTTAGAGGGTGGCGCCATACTTTTCTGCCATTTCAGCAAGATGCATATCAAATTCAGTGCTGGTCATAGGGCCAGACCAGGGACCATCCTTGCTCTTAGCAAGCTTAACAAGGTCTTTGGTCATAAGACCGGTATCGTTGTCAGCGTCAAACGCTTCAAAAAGTGCATTTTCGCTGGGTTCAAGAACTTCGTTGATTTTCATGAGAGTATTTATCCCTTCTTGATATAATCGTTATATCAAAAATGGGCAAGCTTGTCAACCAAAAAATGAGGTGGGGAGATTCTGTTACGAGGCTCTCCCCTAGCCCTATGCTAACCTCAAGCGGCTAGAGCAAATGCAAAATCGTTATCGTTTGCGTCTACTTTTATTTAGTCTATATGCGACCAACCAATCAGTCTAGGCTTTCCTATTCCGCGTGTATCGATTCCCAAATATCGTCCCCATCAACTACACTGTCAGCAGGACTTGAACCTGCAAGCGTATTTCAGCAATCCCGTCAGATAGCGTTTACCAATTTCGCCATGACAGTGTAGATGGTGGAGACGGAGGGGTTCGAACCCTCGTGTACTCCGCTTTTATTGATAACCATCATCAACTAATAATCTATTTATACGCTAACATAATGGAGTTGTCAAGAAGTATTTTACTAAGTTTTGTAAATTTAGTAATCTTGCTGATACCAACATCTTTGCGTGAAAATTGCACGACCGTCTTGATCTAACACGTAATTGCCATATCTATCCCTGATATAGATATTTCTACATACTAATGGTGCATACGGAGGACGCGGTTCTGAATAGCGTGGACGACGACTATCTGTTAAAATAGCACTAATTATTACACCACCTAACAATGGCGCTACCCAATTATCTCTATGATGCTTTTCATAGTAATGATTCCCATAGTCATCATACGGATCAGCATATGCTGAGGTCGATAATACTATAGATAGCAACGCTAGGATAGAACAAACTCTCTTCATAAACACTCCTTTGAACACATAGTATTACCTTTTTTGTATTAGTAAAGAAGTAATTTGACCATACTTTACTACAATTTTATCACTGCAATTTTGATAGAATTACTGTGATTTCATCAATCTTGGTAGTTTGTTGATCTATAATTCTTTGTTGTTCTTTAATTGCTTCAATTAGAAGAGGTATGATTTTGTCATAATGAACAGTCTTATAGTTCTCTCCTGATATACTATATTCATTTCCACTGTCGTCTTTACCAATATCGAATGGCGCAGGAACAACAATTTCCGGTAGAACTTTTTCAATTTCTTGTGCGATAACACCAACTTGCTTCTTATCATCAGTATAACCATATGATGCCGCGATATCATTTGAACGATAATACACACCGGAAACTTGCTTGATTTTGTCAATTGGATTTTCAATCGTGCCTTCAATATTCTTTAGTCGACCGTCTGAATAGTATGCAGTAATGTTGTTAGTTGCACGAATCTCGCCGGCAGTAGTTGACGCAGCAGTTCCTACACCAATTGAGTTAAACTGAGAGTTTTGTGTTGTGCTAGTAAATGTGGTAGCTGATCCGGCAGTAGTCGCAAATGTCGCATTAGCTACTGCTCCAACTACATTTGCACCTGCAACACTATTTGCAACATTTGCTGTTCCGGCAGTAGTCGCAAATGTCGCATTAGCTACTGCTCCAACTACATTTGCACCTGCAACACTATTTGCTACACTTGCTGTTCCGGCAGTTGCAGCATTTAAATTAGCTACTTGGGTAGTTGAAGATACTACTAGCGGAGCGGTGCCAGTAGCAACAGTAGAAATCAACTGACCAGCAATATTCAATGCTGCGCTAACATTAGTGTTGGTTGCATTCAAGAAAATAGTAGCAGTGTTGGATACTGATTGAATTCTAATACCAGTGTTAGCATTTGCCCATGGAGCAATAGTTAGATTGGCATTACCTACAGCAGAGATATTGCCAAAGTTAATAAGCGCATCATCTGCGCCGGTGAGTGCGTTATAAGACCCCGGCCCTGCTCTAGGAATTAAAGCAATATCTTGCGTGCCGTTAACTGCTCTTATAAGTTTGATAACTCCTGCTACGTTCGAAGAATTAGTGGCTGTTAAATTACCGACGTTGGCATTGCCACTGATAGTTAGAGTAGTTGCGTTAATCTCACCGGCTGTTCCCGACGGAGTAGTACCAACACCCAATGATGTAGTAACTCTAGCATTTCCTGCAACATCTAACTCGTAAGCAGGAATGGTAGTTCCAATACCTACATTACCTTGAGAGTTAATTCTCATTACTTCTACTGGAATTGCGCCGCCGGGATTAGTCTTAAATACAATCCTGCCTGGCACATTAGTGGTTGATACTGCGCCGTCTACTTGACTAACAATGTCAGCAGTACCTACGAATTTTGCACCATCACTACCTGAAAAACCAATTGCGCCAACAGTAGTATCCGCAGCAACAGCTCCGTGAACACCATATGTAGCACTATTACTCTTATTAAGCGAAAGATATGCACCGCCTGATAGAGCAGTTGAAGTGCTCCATTGACCAAGTGCTTGCCATGCAGTACCACCTGTTCCTGCATAACTCGTTCCTGCGCCAACTATTCCTGCTCCATAATTAGTTGAAAAACCAGGTAAATAGTATGAAGTAGATGTGCCATCTGGAGTTGCAATGAGTCTATCTGTTAACGTTGTCACACCGCTTATGTATGCAGTACCGGTGATATTTGCACCAGTAGAAGTAACTACAAGTTCTGGAGTTGCGCCGCCGCTAGCATTTAAGCTGATATTTCCATTTGCAGGATTAATACTAATAGAACTATTACCATTAGCTAAATTACCTATAATATTACCGGTGGTAATATTACCCGATACCGTTAGTGATGTTAATGTACCTAAGCTAGTAACATTTGGCTGCGCGGCAGTTGTTAGTGTACCGGTAAGCAAAGAACCTCGCACAGTTCCGCTGTTAGCATAAACGTTACCCGATACAGTATTTCCAGTGACAGTAGCGGATGTTAGTGTACCTAAACTAGTAATATTAGGTTGAGCAGCGGTAGTCAATGTACCTGTCACCAATGAACCCGATAAATTAGCTCCAATTATATTACCTGTTGCATTTAACGTACCGGTGATATTTGCGCCAGTAGAGGTTATAATCATAACATTAGCAGCGCCGGCAGAACTAAATGTTAGGTTTGCACTGTTTAGTACTGCGATATTTGAAGATCCGTTGCTTAGTGACCCAGTTGAAATAGTAGTGAATGTTAGGTTTCCGGCGCCATCAGTGGTAATAGACTGTCCGGACGTACCTCCAGTAATCTTTACATTGGCGATACTTCCTAAGTTTACAGTGCCTGCTGCCGTTAGTGATGTTAGTGTGCCCAATGAAGTGACGTTTGGTTGTGCAGCAGTTGTTAGTGTACCAGTAAGCAAAGAACCACGTACAGTGCCGCTGTTAGCGTAAACATTACCCGATACGGTGTTTCCAGTTACATTCAATGAAGTTAAAGTGCCTACACTAGTAATATTAGGCTGTGCAGCAGTTGTTACTGTTCCGGCAGATAGAGCAGAAGTTGCCTCTAATGTTGATCCTGATGTAACAGTCCAAGCACCGGTAATAGTTCCCGTAGTAGCACTAGCTCCAGTTGTCAATGTCCTACTAGTTAGTGTAGTTTGCACATAAACATTCGGGACCCCGGTCGTTAGTAAAGTTCTTACGTTGCTATCAGTATATGAACCTGCAAAATTTATAGCAACACCGTTAGCATAATAATAGTTGTCAGCTTTGATGCCGGCACCCGCTACATTAGGTACAGTAACATTTCCTCCAGTAACAATAAATGCATTACCAGTTACCCCACCACTTACCGTGTAAGTGCCGGTTATTGTACCCGGTGTACTTGCGCCTCCGGTTGTGATATTAGTTACTATCAAATTACCTGACGCAGTTAAGTTGCCACTTACGGTAGCATTAGCAGTAACCGTATTCGCTTGTACAGTAAGAGATCCTACGGTAGCAGCGCCCGAAACCGATAAATTACCAGGTGTTGCGAAATTCCCGGCAGTAGCGTTTCCTGTAACATTTATTGTACCGAACGTAGTCGCGCTTCCTGAGCTTGCAGTAGCCAGCGAAAGCCAAAGACTAGCATTTGCTTCACCGTCACTAGGACATACATACATCGTTTGTGTAGAAGAATTAAACCAAAGCTGACCTTGTAGTGCATTAGGAGGAGGAGTGGGACTGCAAAAATTTTCTAGTGTATGAACAAAATTAGTATCTAATTGTTGACCATAGCCAGCATAATTTCTTCCTGGTAGACCAATTGATGCAGCAGTGGTATTGATGGTACCGTCTGCAATCGTGCAAAGCACTGTTCCGTTAGTCTTTACAATAGTATATGCCATTTCTATAGTTCTCCGTTATATCTATTTATCGTTTAATAAGTTAAATTCCTATAGCAAAATACATAGGGTATACTGTTGTATCTTGCCCATGGTAGTAAGTGAATCCGTTTTTGGTGATGCCGTATACCGAATTTTCGCCGCCGCCGCTATTATTAGTAGAAAGTGCGAGGGGAGTAACTTGCACATTATAGCAATCAGTGCCGAATGGGTAAGTAAAAGGTACATATATACTAGAATCTTGTCCTACTGTGGATGATCCAACACCCCATACCATTTTTAATCCGTTAGGTAATGTAGCGTATCCATTTGTTCCATTAACGCCTGCAAAACTTCCGGCAGTTAACGCAGGCTGGCCGCCTATGCTCAACGTGCTTCCTACACTCGTAATGTTAGGTTGTGCAGCAGATGTTACTGTTCCTGCTGTAGTTGCACTAGTAGCAGTGCCTGAACTAGTCGCAAATGTTGCGCTAGCTACTGCTCCAACTACGTTTGCGCCTGCAACACTATTTGCAACGCTTGCTGTTCCGGCTAGAGTTGCAGTTGCAGCAGTTCCTGCATTCGTTGCAAAAGTGGCATTAGCTACTGCGCCGACTACATTTGCACCCGCAACACTATTTGCAACACTTGCTGTTCCTGAATTATCTGCATAAACTGCATTTGCAACTTTGCCGGTTACATTTGCACCCGCAACACTATTTGCTACACTTGCCGTTCCTGCATTAGTCGCACTAGTGGCACTGGCTACTGCTCCTACTACATTTGAGCCGGGTACACTAGTAAGTCCGGTGCCAGACCCAACAAAATTTGCATTAACTGTTCCCACGCTCAATGTGTTAGTACTAGGAACATAACTTAGTGAACTATCTAAGCCTAAATCAGTACTTGACGAAACTCCTGAAACAAAAATAGGATAAAAAGCAGAAGCGTTAGCACTTTTGCTTGTTACTGCTATATTACTCGCAGTAGTAGCATTAGTTGCACTTGTTGCGGTAGTCGCACTTGACACCGTGCCTACAACATTGGATGCTCTAATATTACTAAGGTTTCCGCCTTCACCTTGTAGCTGTCCGGCAGTGACTTTACCACTAACATTAAGACTTGATAATGTGCCGAGGCTAGTGATGTTAGTTTGGCTTGATCCTAGTACGATTGAAGAATAAGTGGCAGCGTTTGCATTGCTTACAACTCCATTAACATTTGCGCCCGATATATTCGTAAGTCCAGCACCATTTCCATAAAAGGCTCCGGTGTTTGCAACAACATTTGGTGCAGTTACATTTCCTGAAGAATTGACTGAAGTTAAAGTACCTACAGTAGTAATATTACTTTGGGTAGCAGTAGTGATGTTTCCTGATAGATTACCAGCTGAAATATTTGAAGTTGTTATGCCGGTAGTGGTAAACACTGCAACGTTTGTAGTGCTTCCTACTGAGATAGTTACGTTACTATTAATGCCGGGAATTCTTATATTAGATGTCCCATTTGCAATAGTATTAGTTGTTGTAGTAGGTAAGTTTGTCAATTGACTACCATCACCTATAAAATAATTAGCAGTAATATCACCGTTAGTATCACGCAATGCAACTGTGCTTGCTGTAGCAGTTGTCGTAGCAGTAGCTCCATCCAACAAGTCTGCATTTAAATTGGCAACTTTAGTAGTTGATGATACTACTAGAGGTGCAGTACCATTAGTAACGGTACTAATAAATTGATTAGCAGACACATTTCCTAACACTGTTAAGAAATTTGTACTAGGAACAAATGACAATCCAGTGTCAATTGCGATAGTTGCACTGCTTGATGCGCCAAGTGCTAGTGTAGGATAGTATGTAGTTGGGCTGGTACTCTGTGTTGAAACTGCAATTAGGTTTGCCTGAGTTGCATTAGCAACTGTGCCACTTACATTTGCACCATCTACTGCCACACCATTGATTTTAGAGCTTGGGCTCAGAGTCCAATTACCCGTTATAGTACCTGCTGTAGTAGCAGATCCAGTAGAAAGTACATCACCGTTTATATTAGCCCCGCCGCCTAATAAACCAAAATCACCCGTATAGGTAGGTAAATAGCTCGCAACATTTGAATTTGAATAGACCGTACCAAATACAACTGGACTGCCGTTCGCATAATACCAGTTATTTGTTTTTATTCCTGAAGCTAATAGATTTCCGCCGGTTACCCAAAGTGCAGTACCGGTAACCCCATTCAGTGTGTTTGAACCAGTTAAAGTCCAGGCTCCGGTAAGATTTCCGTTAGTTCCGGTGGCACCAGCACTAATTTGAGTAGTATTAATCTGTGCTAAATTACTTTGACCAGTGACATTTGCGTTTGCAATATTTGCTTGAATGTTGACTTTGAGATAATTTACATTTGCTAAGTTAGCTGTTATATTGCTAGTAATCTGTGCATTGTTAGCAATTACATTTCCTGTTGCGATCACATTTCCAGAATATGAGTTTCCTGTTGGGTCTTGAAACTTGATCTTATACCAATTATTTGGATTAGATTCTCCGTCTATTGGGCATACGCACAATGTCGCAGTAGAGGTATCGTACCAAAGCTGTCCTTGTAATGCGTTAGAAGGAGGCGCAGTGTTTGCAAAATTTTCTAAAGTATGCACAAAGTTAGTGTCAACTACTTGTCCATAACCAGGGTAGAGTCTTCCTGGTAGTCCAATTGAGGTACTTACTGTATTGATAGTACCGTCAGTGATTGTCGTTAGAATAGTACCATTAGTTTTAACAATCGTATATGACACAGCGCGTTACTCCTTAAATGGTAACTAGATTAGTTAGACTTTGTATTCTAACCGTGTAGTCAATTTGAATTTGTCTATTGAGTGACTTTTGAACTGGGTGAAACACTACATGTGTCAGCAATCTAGTTATAACATTACCGTTGACATCAGTACCATAATTAGCTAATAAACCCAATTCATCAAAAATATATGAATCTTGTGTGTTAGTACTATTATCAAATGCAGCCTGTCCTGCAGGTTCACCGTAATCAAGTAGACACTGAACTAAAATGTCAGTATAAAGATTACCAGTTGTGTGATACACTGTCATCTTATTACGTGTCGGATCAAGATTGAATACGCTCGTGTCATCTACAATCTTAGCATACGTTTGATTGTATAACGATGCATTTTGACCCGTTGTGTTGGGTGGGAGATAAGTGATGATGCCGGTCTCGTCTACTGCACTTGCACCATTACCGAATGCCATTTGGTAGATTTCCCCATAGCTGCGGCTGCTCAAGGTATCTGCGATTGCCTCACTCATGGTTTCATAATTAATGGCGTTCTTTTTATCTACAAAGACTTCTCCATTATTTGGATCGTATATTTTAACAAAACCTTCAACTTTATATGACAACGTGATTAACGACATTAATCATCCCCTCGCTTATGCATCAATATTTCTTTCGTATTTGGATCAAAAATCTTTACACTAGACGAGAAATACACGCCACCAACCTCATTTGGCTTTCTTTCTGAGGGGTTACTTATTTTTTTACCAGTGCTTGACATATTCATCTCTTTATTTATCATTTACGAGTTATCCACATTTAAGAATAACGCAGGGACAGTAGTGCTTATTTGCAATGGATCTCCAATCTCCGTATTATATACGTTGCTATTCCAAGTCTGGTTGTAGTATACATCTGATAATTTATTTTGATGCATTAAACTATAAACAGTTGTGTTCTTCAATATAAGTGACTGCTCGCCGGTGCCATTGACCCCTCTACTGATGCCAGTCAACATACTATTATCAAAGTCTACACCAGTGAAGTTAATTTGTTCTCCGTTAACAAAGATTGTGTTGCCTTCGATACTAGTTATAGTCAATGAGTCACCTTCATCAATGTAAGAGCCACTAGTGATATCAATAGATGGCGCTATAGAAGAGAGCATGATAGATATATCTTCGTTAGGAATAAACAGTTGCTTATCATTATTATACACTGTCACTGAGATTAAACTTCTTTTATCAACAGTTAAGCCGATAGTGAATACCCCGTTAACTAATGCAGGCGTGATTGATGTTTGAACTATTTTGTTAACTACACTACCTAAATCATCTACACTTATAGTAGTAGATAGAGGATAGATATTTTCAGTTAACCAAGTTCTACTATCAGCAGGCGCTCTGTATACAGTAGGAGCACCGGTATCATCAACAAAATTGATATAAATTTCTTGATTAGGTGTCGCAGACGGAGTCATACTAGTAATGATAACCGTATTTCCTGAACTGATACTAGTCAATATACTTAATTCATTGAAATCATTAAGTCTTAGCTTACTAGAAGGCACTCGTGTACCGTTCACAGTTACCCATAGTCTATCTACATTAGTCTGATTCCACTGCTTAGCATTGAAGCTTAGTACACCGTCAGTAAGTGTCATCTCACTACCAAACTGAGTGGTAGATATACTGAATTCAGTTCCACTATAAATGTTCTTTACATAGTAAACTGTTCCTTGAACTAGCCCGCCGGTCAATGACGCACCATTCAAATACCCCGATCTACTGAAGTATATAGGAGTACCTGATATCAATTTACCAGTGTCTGCTACTACGATAGTAGAGCTATTATACGTTGGGCTAACAGCATATGTACGTGAAGCAGTAGCATCAATTAATCTATATTGACCTTGTACCCAAATATATCCACCTGAAACGTAACTTGAGATGTCAGTGATAGGGTAGTTTACGCCACTACTAGAGGAAGTATACGGTTTACTGTACAATTCAAAAGTAGTGGGTGTTACCACGCGAACATAGTAAGTTCCGTTGTTGAGTTGAGTAGAACCAACTAGTCCATCAATTCTTACTATTGTGTTTGTAGTAAACGTAGTTGATGCACTCGTAGTAACTATAACTGATGGTTGACCTCCCACTCTAACTACCATAGAGCCAGACCCGGTTGTGAGGTTTATAATGTTTCCATTGTAATCCCGGATAGTAAAGTGAGTACTATCAACAATAGAATTGACATAATACACCGTTCCGCTTGTTGATATTCCACCGAAACTAGTTCCTTTAAAGACTACTCGCTGTCCTACAACAAAGTCAGTTGTGCTATCGCAAACTATCTGATTTGGTCTAGTTCCATCAGTACTTGCAATAGAAGCAGTAGCTAATGTCTGGGTAGTGATGGGAGCAATGTTGTTATTAACATTCGTAATAGCTGTTACTGTTCCAGACACATTGAACTGAGTATTCAAATACTGCTCTGATGCATCGTTGAACGTAGTTATAGAAATAACATCACCTGCACTCGGAGTGGAAGTAATAGTTAGCACATCAGTTGATGCATTAATAGAGTACTGACTAGATGTTAGTCTTAATCCGTTTCGCTCTACTATTGCATTAGCTGCGTTAACATCATCAACATTATTTGTCAAGTTATAAGTTGAGGTTGATCCATTAGCTACAAAACTTTGTGTTTCTGGAACAGTATAACCTAGTTGAGGGGTAGTCTGTCCAAACATCGCATACACAATATAATTACTTTGATTAGTGTACGTATTTCCCGCAAGCAATAGAGTTGCAGCAATACCATTTGGTTGTATACCAAACGCATAGTCATAAGTGATGTATGTTGCGCCGCCGTCTGATGTTGTCAACACTACTTCTGATCCAAGCGGGGTAGCTGAAATAGTAAAAGTAAATGTACCTACTACCTGCTTTACATAGTATGTGGTAAGCGGAGTAATTCCACCAAATGCACTATTACTAAAAATGATCTTACAACCGGGCACCATACCAGCAGTGCTGTCAGTAGTTATATAGTTTGTTCCACTAGCGGTCGATGTAATTTGGCTTGAGTACCCTTGTACTAATTTAGTTCCGTTATTGTAGATGATCGGACTAGTCCAAGTCACCTGGGATCCTGCAGAAAGATTCAAATTCATTGAACCTGTTGCAGACGTTAATATAACTTCTGGACCAGCAACACCAGTATCAGGATCAAACGTTAATGAAATAGTGATAGTATTTGTAGCATAGCTAATATACTTAATGAAGTATGTGGTGCTTGATGATATACCACCAAATAGTGTTCCTGAGAATGTGATTGGTGCACCCAATGTCAAGTCTGTTACGCTATCAACGGTAATGCGATTAGTTATACTTTGAGTAGCTGATACATTAACCGAATATTCGTATGTACCTGGCATGACGATACCACTTCCTTGATATTGTTCACCAGTGAAGTTGCAATCCAAGTAAATTTCATTGAAACCAGTATCGTCATTGATGCGTATAGGATTTACATCGGTATTAGATTTTACTAGTTGGTCTCCGTTACCAACTTCGTAGACATCTATACGCAACTTTTGTAGAGGCACGAGTGTTAAAGGTGTTGTAAGAGTAATAGTTTTGTTGAGCCAGTTAACGGTATAATCTGTTCCTTGAGTTAGTGTTGTACCTAATCCAGTAGAAGCACTTAGTTTCTGAACAAATACTTGAGCAGGATACTCTGTGTAACCTCCAAAGAAGTATACTTTTTGCTGGTCATTGATCGGTGTTACTTCATTTGAAATAACAGCATAGCCATTGTTTGCATAAGTTACAGATGGCCAACTTCCGCCGGGTCTAGTGTTCACAGTCAATGCTAAATTGTCTCTGACCACACCCGCTACCAATTCTTCTGGACCATATCCATACTGAAAATCAGCACCCTTGACAATGTGGGCAGCAGGTACTGTACCAAAGATTGATGTATTTGTCCAAGTTACACCATTATCATAGCTTGTCAATATAGTGTTGTTGTCTCCTACAACGACAAAACTTGCGTTATCTGATACATATGAGACATTGTTTAAGGTCGCATTAGTGTTAGACGTTCTAACTGTATAGTTAAAACCGTCTGAAGATGTTTTAATATTTCCATTTTCACCTACTGAAACCCATGTACCATTGGAATATATGATATTATTGATATCATTTCCATCATATGAATACATGATCGTATTAGCAGGAACTGAACCAGCAGTAAGGTCAAGAGTAAGGCCGCCTGCAACAGGTGATATCGTGATCAAAGTAGGACTAATGATACTATTTACATAGTAATTAGTACCGGCTACGACACTAGAGAAGCTATTACTAAATTGCACTCTCTGATTAATTTGTAATGCCACGTTTGTTGTACTGATTATGTTGTTGGCAATATTAAAGCCTGTAACATATCCTTGATTTATACCGTACCAAGTTGCAGCATCTAACGAGTCGAACAGAACACCATTTTGTCCCGCAGCTATTATGGTTGTACCATCACTTGTAACAGAATACAATGGCAAGCTAGATGTAACATCTGCAATATTCCAATTGATACCATCTGATGAGTAGCAAATTAAGCTAACAGGATTCAATGAGATATCAGTAGCTTTACCTACTGCTACTACTCCGGTAAATTGTGCAGTTTGCACTGCTGCAACACCATATAGTTGATAATTTCTAGCAAAAGGAAATACTAGTACTTCATTCCAGCTATATCCATCAGTACTACGAACAATGTTATCACCTACTGCGATCCATGCGCCGTTAAAATATGTAGCCGATTGCAATGAAATATTTGCAACATTAATTGATGTTGAATCATAGTTGTTAGTATCCCATGCGTCTGAACCCCAAGGCGTATATGTTCCTGAAGTAGACCAAATTCTGCCATTTGTACTAATATAAATAGGTGTTGCAGTATTTTGACTAGTAATTATATACAGACCATTTGCATAGATAATATCCGTAAGATTTATATTGGAACTGGCTAGTTCTGCATTTATCCAATTTACACCATCTGGACTATAAACAACTGACGAATAATCAGGCAAGTTTGCAGAAGCATAATATCCATTGTTGTATACTATTCCTGTTAAATCAACATTAGTAGGATAGAATGCCTGATCCTGTAGTATAGTATCTAGATCAAACTGCAATGCAGGCTCAAATGCATTTCCTTTGTAAGTTGAGTTAGGATATGTTAGTCCTTCAAATAATTGTGTTAAATCTTTTCCAGGCATGTTAACAGTTGGTTGATAATATCCTACTACTCTATCAAGTGCATTGATTCTGCGATTTCCGCTATCAATCAATTGCCATTTACCAATTACAAATTCCAAATCATTGTTTGATACTAGACAGTTATACAGTCTATTATTGAAACGGATGATACTCGGATTAAAATAGAAAGGCTCGCTCAAGAATGCAAAGCTTCCTGCTTTAGCGATTGTCATAGAACCAGTGTTGTCTGATGTAATGTTGAGCGCGGTGCCATTTGGTGTAGCTGAAATCGTTAGTTGCGTACTGGATACTATGCTCTTAATGTAATATGTTTGTCCTAAAACAATGTCAGAACTAAACATGGTTCCGGTGAACACTACAGGATCATATTGGTTGAACATTGAAGTATCAGTGACAGTTATGTAATCATTGCTGGCAGTAACTGAAGTTGCTATGGTAGTAGTAAATCCTACGTAGGGGAAAGTGTCTCCGTTGGCAGGAATAGTCATAAGACTATCGAGGTAAACCTCAAATTGATTAGAGCCACGAATCTTAAAGTAATAATTTCTATTTAGGCTATTAGGAGTTCCACTTATAATTGCACTAGTTATTGCACCAGAACCATTAATAGTATTAACTTCTAGAACTAGATCATTTGCCGGACTTGATCCACCTACTAAAGATCCAGATATAGAAATAGTATTAGTAATTGCGAAGCCTGATCCACCATTCTGTATTACTACTCTATACCCTCCTAGTATATAACTAATGTCAAATGTTGGATTTGACAATATGATTTGATTTAATGTCACCGGGATCACAGGTACTTCGGCAGTCAATGAGATTGTGCTTCCGCTCGGAGTAGCAGAGAGTGTGATATATGGAACCCCTGTTCCAGTCATTCCTCCACTATCATTTTGTAATACAAAAGTAGCTCCTCCAATTGTTTCTGAAATTGTAAAATGGGTGCTGTCAGCAATAGTCTTTACATAATACTGCTGATCAACAACAATATTTCCTAATCCGACCCCAGTGAAAGTGATTGGCATGTTTACAAACAATGAACTAGTGTCTGTAGTGACATGAATCAGGTTACCGGTGCTGCTAGTATTATCACAAATTACACTAATCGGACCTAAACCAGCGCCACCGGTGTAATCTTTTATGTAGTATGTTGTACTGGCGCTTAATCCACCGATAGTTGACTGTAGTTGAACAGGCATTCCTGTGTAAAACCAATCAGTATTATTAACTGCTAACCGATTTACAGTAGCAATTGAAGCATAAGTTGTAGCAGACAACAACGTTCCTATAGTAATATTAGGTGCAGTTATGTTTGGATACTGCTGCGAAGTTGTATACATACCAAACTTCTGCCCATTAACCTGTCCAGGACTTACTGGTAATGCAACGTTAGCAGTCATCAATCCGGTACCGGTGGCCAATTGTACTACATTCTTTTGATTAGTTACTATCATACTGCCGGATGCATTGCTCAATGCAAATGTTGCTCCGTTGAAAATGTCAGTAATTTTAATTTGCGTATTGCTTACGACTTCACTTACATAATACAACTGCCCTGATACAATGTTACCAAAGTTGTTTACTGGTGATCCACTGATTATCATTTGGTTGAATATAACAGGGTCGTTTAGTGCAAAGTCGCTAGATGAACCAACAGTAATAACATTACCTGTACTAGAAGTTGCCGAAACGCTAGTGCTATACACTGGAGTTTCAGGTGCAGTAGTAAACGGTTTATCATCAATATTAGTTGCTACGTTAACATCAATTCTTGATACAGTAAATGTTTGATCATCAATTACAGTGTTAACATAATAAACCTGATTTTCTACTAAACCACCAAATATTTCTTCGTTAGGTGAAGTAGCAGTAAAATAAAGCAATGTGCCAGGGGTAAACCCGATAGTACCGCCTGTACCGATTGGACTTACTGGAATATTAATAGAATTGATACCTGTAGTAGTACCTACCGTGTTAAGAATTCCTGGATAATTAACAGTAAGTATAGGAAGATTCGAAACCTGGGCGGTAAAACAAGTCATTACTGATGTAGCAGTAGCGTTAGAAATAGGAACAATCGGCCCGTCTACTGTAGAAGAAATAGTAAAATCAATTTCATTGAGTATATCTCGGACGTAGTAAACTTGATCAGATACAATCCCACCGATAGTTGTACCCCCAAATTTAATTGGCATGTTTTTATATAGGCCTATTGTTGACCCACTTGCATTTGGTTCAAGTTCACTTAAGTTACTAGGATTTCCATCTTGAGGAGCAAGTCTAATTATGTTATTTGTACTAATAGTTCTTGCTATAATACGAGTGAACGAAGACCAAATATAAGTTTCTTCAATATTAACATCTTCTACCTCAAACACTACACCATGTGCGCTAGCTAACAAATCGTTGATGTTAGGACTTGTGCTTTCTAATGTAATATTCGTGCTTGCCAATTTGTCAGTGTTATAGTAACTACCTGCATAATATGCTCCGTAGAAACTTCCTGATTGCCAATCAATGATTTTTGATTGATAGCTAGTTCTATCAAAACGCAAACCGATATTGTTTTCTCTTACCGGGCTTGACTGAGTAATAGCAATTGCTTTTGCACCAACATTCAATGTCATCCCTGTTGATGTACCAATGTCTGTAATTCTGATTCTATGCTCGTCGTTGATAGCATCACTGTATGTTGAATACAACCCAATAATAGTGTCAGGGGTAGTCTCTAATACATTGATATAGTACCATTCACCGTCTACTAATCTACCTACACCAGCGCCACTATTATTTTTATACTGGACTAGATCACCGGTTCTTAGATTAGGTGCATACACTCGTATGTTATGTAGTTTTGAAATAACCATTGTGTTGTCAAAAGTAACAACAATACCTGGTTCAATTTCAATATCAGGTAGAACTGCATACCCTTTACCAGGGTTGACCACTTTAATTTGTAATACGCTATCAAGATTCATCACTGCTTCTAGCACTGCCGGAACTGTCGGGGCAGGGTAAATAGTAGTATCAATTTTTGCAGTAACCTTAGGAGGATTCGCATATCCACGGCCGCCGCTTAGTAGTATAACAGCAGGCAAATCAATGTAAATCTCAGTAGAAGGATAGTGATTTTGTGTAGGAGTGTTATTCACTCCCCTTACTAATCCACTTAGCACATTAGTTGCTTTATCAACATTGTTATACCCGATAAGCTCATCGTCAATCTTGATTACTCCGTTAATAGGGAAGCCGCTCGCATTCTTGACAATGAGGTACTTGGTACTAAAGGTCACATAACTAGATAGAATTGTAATAGGATAATCTGGTTCTCCTACATATCCTGTTATATTTCCTAAATCATCGTATACTGGATTACCTAATGAAAGCCCATAGTTATTATACCACTGTAAGTATTCAGTAGTGTTCCATATAGTATTTTCATAGTTATATTGGTATTCATTGTCAGTATACTGTGTGTAAACCATCTGGGGACTAATAAATTGCTCATACTGGCTATTATATCTAGATGGTAGATCAAAGTCAGTAATATCTCCCTCATATACATCCGTCTTAGTATACTTGAACGAGAAGTCTTTAATGACCACGTGATATGGTTTTACTTCGTTGATGTAAGAAGACAAGAATGCCTGATCATCAGTCTTGTAAACTTCGTATGGTAATAATTCTCTTATAGTATGAGATACATTTACCAAGCTAGTCTTATTCAACCAAGTAAGATAATTTTGACTTTCAAGGGTCTCTGCTTGAATATATTCAAACAATAAGATAAGTGACTTGTTTCTATAAATCAATAGTTCTTGAACAAAGATTTGTTCATTCAACGCTCTTACTATGTTGCGAGTTTCCTTACTCGGGTAAGAATCAAAACTATCAGTGTCAAAAAAGTTTCCACTATAACCAATTTTACCCGCAGAATAATCCCACAAGTTAGATTTAAATTGAATAGTGCCGTTCTCTAGTCCAACACGAGTCCATTGACTATTTCCATCATAGCGGTAGACTTCAAATTTACCCGCGCCATTCTGTTCTACCTTAGCTAAAGTATTAACCGGCACAGTTAGTGCAGAAAGGTCTGCATAGTATGGAACTTGGATAGTAGTTTTAGTGCCGTTGTTGTATCCTATTGCCCACCAATTGGTATATTCCCAATAATCCATAGTGTTGTAGTAATCGCCACTAGTAAATAAGAAGCTCAAATTTTCGCGCAATTCAACAATCGGGTATTGAATTAGTATGTTATTTGCATAGCTAATATAGTTGTTCAGCGCCAACGTTCTATCATAGAAGAAGCTTTGTCTAGGTACGTTTAGAATACCTTGCTGCACTAGCTTAGGTAACAATGGATTGGGAACAACTTGGCCTGTTATATCGCTTCCACTGAGACTGTCAAGCATCTTTGCATACAGTGAATGTGGTTCTGGGTTAGAATGCGTAGGGAACCCTGGTAAGAAGTCTTCTTCGTTGTTTTCTCTGATCAAACTATACTCAGTGTGAGAGACATCTACCGCTGTACCGGTACTATAACCTATATGGAAAATAGTGTCATTGCCGTTGAAGTATTCTCCGCTATTATACATAGCAAATGTGTTAGGCAACAACGGAGCCATAAATGACACCCCGGACCCAATTGGATTGATGATATAACTAGCAACAACTGTGTCACTTAGTGTCTTGTTAGCCTGTTCAAAAATTATGTTAGTGTTGCGTACCCAGAAATAATAAACAGGAACAATTAATCCAGAACTATTAATTGAACTACCTATCACATACTGATTTACATCGTATGGAACTCCAGGGCCTTGATAGTTTACAGGGAGAATATAACTACTGATCCACGTATATACTGCTACATCGCTGCCAGGAAATACCATAGCCCAATGGCGACTATTGTACACTACATCATTTTGATGATAGTTCATCCATCTTACATTAGTAGTGTCAAACCAGATTTTTCCTACTTGTTCTGCGCCCCATATCATACCAGGAAGATTTGTATAGTTTACATTATATTTTGCTGGGTCTGCGCTAGAGATAAAATCAATATTTTCTCTAGCAACACCCAACAACTTATTCTGTAGTGGATCTGGATAATCAAAATTCACCAATGTCTGGTTAGTAGTGGCACTGAATAGCTGAGTGTTTTGAATTTTTTCAATATCCACCACTGGGCTACTTTGTCTATAGACTGCCCAATCATTTTGTCCTGTAATATTGTTGTAGATTACTACTTTACCGCCTACTGTAACTGGTTGGTAATTAGGACTTCCTACAATAGCAACATTGTTGTTGAAATCAAGTGATAGTCCATAGCCAGGATTATATCCATAATCTAATGAGGTGTCTATAACATCTTGTGCATATACATACTTGCCAGGATTATTTAGAGATTCTTTATTGTTTGAAAGATATTCAAAAATATAGGCTGCTCCGGCATTTGGATACTGTTCTACGAATCCAGTTGCATTGTTATCAAACAATGTGTCGTTGTCTAGATTAGCATCATCAGTAAAGTCAAAGAATGTTCCCTCAAAACGAGTACCAACAGGTGAAGACACTAATAATCCATTATTGTTGTTAAGCTTTACTGTGGTGCCAAACTGAGTAGGTCCGGTGCCATGTGGCGATGTTATAATTTGTGTATTAGTATAGACTTGTAGACCAAGTTCAGTCAATACATTACTACTAAACGCAGTAATGATTAATTTCTGTTCTACTGGACTTAACTCATTATTGATCAATTGAATCATTAATTTATTGTCGGATGTAGCAGCTGCCTGAATATTAATCAATTTATTATTGTTTATTTGCTGAGCAACACTCGTAGCATTACCTGTAGTCAAATTTACAGCAAATCCGTTAATCAACACTGTTCTATTAGTCGTCACATTGCATGGATTAGTTCCAATTATATAACCATATTTGGCGCTGCCGTTAATATAGCTGTATACTGCTCCTTCAACATTATTGTCGTTGATTTCGTATGGAGAGCCTACTACAATATCGGCGCCTAATTTAGTAATGTCTACACTTGTGCCAAATTGTGCATCAATTCTACTAGTAAAACTGCTACTAAACTGTTGCACTAGATTAAACCTATTGTCACTTACGTTTATAATGTCCCCGACAATTACTGTTCCTAAATAATAGAACATATTGCCAACCACAGCATAGTTATTATCAGTCACTATATTTCCGTTTACGCTCACAAACATTGGATTATTTTGAGGATAAACACTGAACGATAGTCCTGTAGCATTAGTCAATACTATAGCAGTACTGGAATTACGTGAACTCTTAATTTTAATAGTAGAACCCACAATACTATGAATATAGTAAACAACGTAAGGCATAAGTCCGGTGTTCTTGAAATCATTAAAGGTATTGTTAGTTCCTATTAACATGATTGGCATGTTTACCGATAAACTAGTAACATTGTTAAGTGTTATGAAGTTACTGCTTACTACCGAACCAGTCTTACTTGATAAGTTATTAGGGGTCCAAGCTAAACTAAAGCTAGTATTCTGAGATGGTAGGGTGCTATTAGGTACTAGGAAGTTTTGAACAGTCCTTGCATATGCATATGCGGAGCCATCATTTTGAGATCCGTAGTATGGTGCACCTACTACTAACACGCTTCCATCAATATTAGTTGCGATACTTGATCCAAACAAATCTCCGCTAGTGCCAGCAATAGTGTTAACATAACTATATGTAATTTGTGTAGCAGCGCCTGTTCCCGAACCTGATCCAGTTGCAACAAAAGTGATTCCAACTTTGTTTTCTATTGCACCAACCGCAGTGAAATCAGTAGTGCCTAATGTAGTAATTACATAAGTTTCACCAGAAACAAGATAGCCGGCTGTTACTGGAATATTCTGTTTTTGATAGACATATACATTACCTTTATCTAATGCTGAAATATATAACCAATTGCCGTCATCACTAAACGCTATCTTGTTACCCCAATTAACTGAACTATCTCTACTGCTAATCGTCTGTATCAACTGTGCTTGATTAGTCAATACAGTATCATTGACCACGTATAGCTTGACAGTGTATCCGGAGGTTGGCTGTGATACTGCTACTACATTGTTATTATAAGCTATACTAGTACCAAAACTAGAACTTCCGTTAATCGTCTGTACAGTATTGATAGTCTGTGTATAATCATTTAACACGCTACGGTAAACAATTCCATTAGTAGTATCACTATACCAATATTCATTTAGTGGAGTGTATGCTACTGCTGCCCCAAATGTTCCGTATAAGTTGTTAGTCTTTTGTTCAAATGGAGTATAGTTGACAGATTTTTGATATACTGCCCAGTCACCATCGGTATTGGTATCAACCCAAACTGTGTTCTTAATGAACTCATTTTCAATCAAATTGAGATTTGCAATATCGCTAGGCTGTGATACGCGCTGGCTTTCAAACGCAAATCCTAATCCCCTACCTTGAATACTATTGTTATTGCCGGTAACTAGATTTAGATTGATAATTACTTCGTTTAGATTTATTACATCAGTTACCAAATAGTAACCATCAACTCCCGCTGAGAAATTAACAATTGCCATTGGATCATTCTTGTTCAACCCATGTGCGGTGCTAAATGTTACAGTAGCAGTTTGATTAGTATTTCCTCTGACTTGTATGACCTGTCCAATAATTTTCCAACGGAACACATTCCATTTTTCTTTGAAATTAGCAAGCCACACATAGTCACCTACGTAAAAATTCTGAATAGGTACAGGGTTATTATAAGTGTTTACTGCAAATGGCAACTGTGCGTAGAAATAACTTGCCATTTTAACATCACTATAATTTACATATCCTGCACTAGGGAAAAGTAAACCATTAGTACTAGTGCTAGTAGTTTGCAGAATGTTTGCCTGAGTTACAGAATTTTCATAATTGTACAATTGCCAGATAGGAACTTCCTGCATTGCACCCTGGGTACCAACTCCATCAGTCAGACTTATTATAGCAGGATCGCCTGTCATGTTAGCTTGATTGACTCTGAATTCTACAAAGTTTTGATTTAAAACTCCACCATAGTTACTATTTTGTATGGCCCAGTTTTCATATGTTTCGTATTGTATTCCACCTTGTGGTAAGTTAGCACCGCTAAATGCGCTTACGGCATTCAATGTTCCTTTGTTCTTGATTAAGTTTTGATAAACTTGAATTTGAGCAGAATCAGTCAAATCAATAGACTGTAAGTAATCTCTTGGTCTAAATCCAATTAAGCTAAATGATAGCAAATCTGATTCTTGCTGTAGATTTGCATTATAAATGTCATAGTAAAGAACACTTTCATAAGCACGAGTACTTGGGTTAGGAAGTAGCCCAAACTGAACATCACTGTAGCTGATCTTTTTCCATTTAGTTTCGTCAAAGGTGTTTGATGGTTCAATAATAGTCAATGAAGTGTAATAATCATTTTTATACATGACAATAGCATTTTTTGTGTACTTGATACTGCCACTATATTCTTGTATATTATCCTGACTTAAAATGAATCCCCATGCATTTACTGTCCCGTTCCACTGAGCAGTCTTTAATCCGCGAGTAAAGATTCTATCCTGCTTTAACCCAGTTACTGGACTATAGATTACATCGTTGAACAACGTTAAGTTATTAAATACCACCCCGTGTTCAAAGTTACTCATGTTGAACTGAGCATAACTGATGCTGTCACCAACGTTGATAGTGTGTGCATGGAATCTAGTACCATCACGATTCACACAAATATCTTTCAACTTTATAGGATACAAGTTTTGATTGAGTAAGAAATTACTTTGCTGCAATGTAAGCGGCTGCACTACCGTGTCTGCCGTGTCAATTACCAAATCCTGAGCAGATGGATTTAGTGTTATGATACTTCCATTCTCCCATCCCTGCTGTGACCAATACAAGAACTCAAGAACCATCTGGTCCCATGTAATAGATAGTCCATTGACAACTGTATCAAAAACTACTCCTTTACTAGAAAGATTTGCACCATAGCTCATTAAGAACTGGCTTAAATCTTGTGTGTTGTAAAACTTAGTACCATATGGCACTAAAGTTTTTCTATCTGAATAGTTAACTGCTACTTTGACTTTTGCGTTTTCTACTGATAGGTTACTTACTTTACCATCAAAGAGTGGGTCTAATATTTCAAAATAAGCAAAGTTTTGACTATTTCCATATACTGTCCAATAGCCTTTATTTTGCTGTACGATTACTGAACTAAAGACAATTCTATCATATGGCTGATTTTCGTACAACAAGATGTCATAGCTCTCTTGAGGTATTAGTAATGATGAGTTATTACTGTTGGCAGAACTTTTCTCCACATAGAAATTCATCAATTCTTTAGAGGAATATCCTGCCATTCTGTAAACCAATCTTACATCAATGTTGTTTAACATAGTTGTAATATTAGTGGTACTATTAATACCTTGCTGCTTTTCATAATCAACTATCCAGTTGATGAATGAAGTCTTAGGAGTACCGTCACCGTATATTTCAATATTGCTTACAACTAAATGTGAGCGATCATTCACTAGATATTGATTAAATTCACTATTATACTTGTAGTTATCCAAGTCTACTGCATAGTTAAAGAATTCAGCAGGACGAGTCAACGCAAAGATTTTGATTAAATCAAATGGCCAAGTTGAACTACGGCGATAGCTTAATTCTACTGGACCAACGTCACCCACTTTCCATTCAGACTGGAAAGTAGTAGCTGTATAGTTTCCTACGATAGCATCAAACGGACTCAACAAATTACCTGCACTGTCAACAGGAATTATTTGTGATAGCCCTGGGCGAGCTAGTTCAGGGACAATGTAGGGGTTACCGTTGTTATAAATGTATCCGTTTTCAATGTCATTCCACAGTATCAAGTTAGTGCTAGTGTATGGTGCAGGACCATAACGACTAGTCCACCACGTGGGCATTTCACTGAAGCCTAGCATTTGCCATGGCGTTAAGTTAGGAGCAAAAGTATCGTAGAAATAACTGTATACTCCTCTCCAATATCCTTGGTCTATTGCAGAATTATCTAATTTATTTGCACTATTTCTATAGTTATAAGTGTACTCATTATTCTTGCTAAAGTACTGAGTCTTGTAATCAAGTCTATTCTGCCCTACCCAGTCCAAGAAGTTAGGAGTATACATTTCAATAAATTCATCGTAAGTGTACGTTGCTGTACCTTGTCTGAAGTATCCAGGTAATACTTCATAATCACGAATAGGGACATTAGTGCTTAATTTGATATTATTATAAATTCTTTGTTCAAACTCTAGTAATGCTTGGTCTCTAAAATCAATCAATACATTATTAACTGAATCATATTCGCCATATAGTTTTGTATATGACCCATCGTGTCCTTTAATAAAGTAAGTTGGGATTAGATAATCAGTCTCTAAGACAACACTTGGTTCAAACAACGGATATAGTCCCAACTTACTAGGAGTATAAGGAACGTATGATCCATATGTCTGATTGAATTCGTTGATGCGAATTAGATCGCCATCCAATAGATCAGTCTCAATCGTTAGTGAAGGACTATCAGTACTAATAGTATAGTCAATACCTTTTAATAACTGATATTCATACCCATCTCTAATCAAGTATACAAGTACGCCTTGATAATTGGCAGATGAAAAATTATATACAGTGCTGAGTGGGAAAATACTACGATCTAGACCATTGTTGAAAACGTATGTGTTGCTGATATACGGCGAACCATTTGGTAACATATCAGACCAGAAGAAGCTATTAATTTCACTCTTTGATGCTGCAATTTGTGCTAGTGCAGTGTCTAATATTGTTGAAGGAGTATAAGTCTGATCAAAACCAATAGAGTCAACCGTGCTTACAATCTGTTGCTTGTAAGTGATATATTCTCTACTATTGTAAATTAAACTGTCAAACAAATTATGATATGGGGTTCGCAAAAATGCGCCAGGTAGTACTAGTGAAGCACTATTCTGAATTATCTGAGTACCATATCCTAGTAGGTCACCGCAGTCACGATAGTTATTGTTTCCAAAAATTGGACCTACTGTGTTAGGAGCGTTACCAAAAATCTGCTCATAGTGATTTCTTATATCACCCAAGTTCACTGTAGTCAAGTCATTGTTCAATGGATTGTTAGTTAAGTTTACCGGTACCTGATAGTAAGCAGTATTGCTTACTTGATCACTCAATACCAAAACTTGTATAGGGGTGCTAACAGTAGGTTTATTGATCAATTGAATCGTGGTTGTATCAGTACCAATTGAATATGTAAAGTCTACATTGTTCGTATCGTCTGTAGAATGTCCTCCACTCTGATAGACGTTGTTATAAAATACTCTTACTCTTGGCCAGCCCTTCTCTCCTACAAGTAGATTGGGTAATGCTGCGATATCGCACTGCAAGTAGGTTACTGGGTTAGCGATATCATAGTCAAAGTAAAATACCTGATACTGTACACTAGAAGCAACCGCAGTTTCCCACCCTAGCTTTCTAGTATAAGTTTCGGGTGTATTGTAATTATATACATACCCGATGTTAATATTTTCAGTAATAGGATTACTGTTTTGTACATAGTTAAAAGTATCTTCGTTAATGTTTACATCAAAACTGATATCCCCGATGCTACTAACTGAGCTATATGCAATAGGGAAGCCCAATACAGTATCACTAGTACCAGTTCCTACTTTGTAAGAAAATAGCTTAGTACCGGTAAAACTAGTACCAACATAAATGTCATTGTCACTCAAGCTAATACCATTTTTATCAAAGATATCAAACAATGGTGCCTGATTTACTTGAGTTTTTTGCTGACTTTCTTTCCAAACATTACCATCAAAATAGAAGCTCTTACCTTGATTATTGTAACCTCTGTAAACAATAACCTGAGTATTAGTAGAAATAACTCCATCTTCGGCTAATGTTAATGTGATTACTTGATCACCACCATTAGTGACTGTGCTGTATTCAGCAACATAAATTTTGTTTCTGACATTTACATCATTATCATTAGAGAACACTACTCTGGCACCAGGAAAGAGACTATAGTTTTCAGTAGGATTGGCGCTCGCAACAATTGATATATTAGAGGTGTATGGTATTGTTTGTGGAGTAACCCATGCAACAGTCAATGTATAATTAGTGCCATCATTGGTCAACTGAGTGATCTGAGTATTATTAGGCAATATATTGAGTGCATCACTAATATACCTAGTATCTTGTATATTACCATATACTGCATTAATAGGAACTACTACTGTAGTACTAGTGCCATTAGTAACACCCATAATATTTGCATTTTGTGTAGAATATACTTGAATGTCAGGGTAATATACTAAACTATCAGGTACTGTTGACAATGCACTATTATTCTTTGTGTCAAAGAAGTCAATTGGACTCTTACCAACAATACCGGTATCAAATAATTGCAGGTTTGGATAAAATTCAATGATTGGTCTTTTAGCTTTATTATCACCATTTGCAATATTTGCAATGCTAGGATTTGAATTATATTCTGCTGACTTGTTGATGACATCAATATGAAACCAGCGGTTGCTGCGAGACCATGCATTTCTACTATAGCTGTTTCTAGCAATAGTGATGTAATCTTGGAGTACTGGCAAATACAAGTTTATTTCAAAGTCACCTATATCATATGGCAAAGTATCATAGGGGTTATAGATGCCCTGAGTAAACTTTTCAGGACACACTAAATCACCAACAGGAATCAATTCAATTGCAGTACCTACACCTTCAACATAATATTCTCCCTCTAGATAGCTAGTTGGGATTACGTCGCCATTGAAAGCTACTTTAAGTCCATTAGTAAATGCTACGCCGTTTGAACTTGTAAACTGTTTGTGCCCTAAAATATCAGTTTCTACATTTAATGTGTTAGTTAAATTACTGTCAATGATTTTGATAATGCCAACTCTATCGGGGTATGTGCCATCCTGATAGTAGAGTGTTGTCAGCGGAGCAGTGATATAGGGAATTAAATTGATATATCCATTACTATCACGATACAAAGGTCTATTGGCATAAACAGTACCAAAGTTTGGGGTAATCTTCTCAAGTTCATTAATAGTGCCGTCTGGGACAAGTCTAAGAACAGGATCATTATTGCCAGTAGGTAGATATTGAATTCTATAATATGTTGCGTTAACACTGGTATAGAATCCGTCTTCTAATAGACCTTGATTTACATTAGCAATCATTGATCCTGAATCAGTAGTAAGCGTTAAAGGAGTTCCTCCCAATGTGGTGCTAATTTGGATAGTATTAGATGTTTTACTTGTAATAAAGTAAACTTGTCCTGGGACTACGCCACCGAACGAAGGATTATTAAAACTAATAGTCTGTCCTACAACTAACCCGTCAGTGTTTCCGCTAGCTAATGTAAAGGAATTGGTGTCACAGCTACTCAGTATGATTGTTAAGTTTGGTACTTCTATACTAAACGCAGGGTCATTCGTGTCATATTGAACTTCTCCGTACCCGCTGTTTATATAACCCTGCTCATCTACTATACCTGTATCGTAGAAAACAACTCTGAGACCTTCTAGCCCAGTAACACCGTCAATGTCTCCTACAGTGCTTAATAATTGTCCATTTATTTGACTAAAAGGAACAGTTGCAACAACGTCTACACTATTATTAACAGCAAAATCATATTCACCCTGGGCGTTGCTCGCAGGGACATTAAATGTTACGACACCGTTACTAGCACCATTGTTGTCAACTCCATACACGTTCCGAACAGGAAGATTTGTCTGTGTGCTGCTGTAACCAGTTACGCCGGGCTCGCCCTGAATCCAAAACTGGGTATCTTGATTGACATAGAAGTTGTAAGTTCCTCCTCGCAATAATGTGATAGTAGGATTGGTTGATCCTTGACTAGATTCTTGCGCGCGGATGCTGTAGCCATTTGGAAATGCAGTTACTACATAGTCTGTGCTATAATAAACATATGCTGAGTTGATGTTTACTACCGGAGGGCCTTCTGGAAGCCAGTAATACTGATTATAATTGACTAGCTTATCAAAATCACAGAAACTATCCCATGAATAAAACTGACCGTTGAACAGTCTGTTATCGTCATCTGTTATACCATGCTGAATACTAATCGCATCCAAAATACCCGGATAGCTTATAAAGTCTTTAGCAGTTGACTCGCCGGCTTTTTGGAAAACTACGCCTGGTTCTAATTGATAATCGGTCCTAGTTTTAGTAGGTTCAGGTACATAGTAATCTTTAGCATTGATGCCATATCCCAGCTTACTACCAATATACCCTTGAATTTTTGTTGTACTGGGCGGATTAACTACTTGATCTAGTGTAGCCGCTAAAAATTCTTTGTTGGTTGGTGTTTGAAAAATTTCCGGAAGAAAATCTATAGTTCTGATTCTAGCCATAATATTACTTATCTTACCTGTAATTCACTGGGTGTAAGGGCCGGTATTACTAACACATCATTAGCAGTAGCAGCATTGACGAAAATTTCATAAGGTAAACATTTTATTTCATATAGTGTTCCAAATGGTAATTCTGGGTTATTGGGTACTAATACAGCACTGCTGATTAAATCCCCACATTGCGCATGTAGATATGCGCTTAATTCTGAGAAGTAGAAAGTATCCCCGAAGTCCCAATTGTTTACGTTAAAATAAGTGTTCATTGCGGTTAAAACTGCACTTCTAATTTCACTATCACTCGCACTAGTTGTACTTGATTTAATCACTTTAATTGTTGCTCTTAATGCTTCATCTGCTTTAGGACCAAACAGGGGTTTGAAGACAACACTATTTAATACTACGCTATCACTCAACATTTTATAGTTATTGATATCACCATAATCTTGGCTAAGTTGGTTGATAGTAGGAACATTCGGCTTGGGCACAGTTCCAGTAGTATCTTGAATATAATTGGTATATGCAGTGTAATAACTCTGTGTTACCAAATATAAGTCAATGATGTTTGTAGTGACAGGATCAATACGAGTAGTGTTATCACTATTATGTCTATATTGGAATTTAATTCCTTGTCTGCCCGGCTTCATTGAATACTGAGGTTGTACAATCATTGAGTAAGATGGGGTTAGACTATTTGGATCTTGCACACTCTTATAGAAAATATTCTCATCAAACGCATAGTAAACTTGTTCAACCGGATAATCATATTTCACTTGCTCAATCTGCGGAAGAGTTGGGTAAGCATAAACAATAGTACTGCTAGGAACAATATAGTTTCTAGTTAAGTTGATCGGATCTTGTACGGTTTCAAAAAATGTGTAGATACCAATATTTGTAGCACCATTTACATATCCACTTACTTCATTGAAGTAGTCTGGATTTGTTATAATCTGTTGATTATTTTCGTCAGTAGCTGCCACTTGCACAGAAAACTCATTAATATAACCATCTGGTAGGGTAGGTTGATCAATGATATTTACTTTATAGTCTTTTCCTAATGGATATACACTATTGGGTTGCGGATTAATACCCAATACATTTACATAATCTTGCACGATCTTTCCTGAGTATGGATCGTAAATTACTTGATTTGCGGGAGGAGCAAATCTAACATCAGCAACACTACCAAAGTAATAAATCAATTTTCTATAAACAACAGAATATCTACCGTTACCAGCACTTGTAAACTTTACATAATAGTTACTGTCATCATATGTAGAGATGAACCATCTCTGCTGGTTGATCAACAATGAGTTATTGAATACCAATGTGAAATTCTGATTAAGCTCCATACGTATGATAGCTTCCTGTAACAGTGTCGTGGGAATAGCATTATCAAATACAGGAATAACAGTGTCTAATATAGCGCCATCGGGAACATAACCATATACTTTTACAGGTCCTTGTCCATTCGCAAAGCTACCATTTCCATTATTACTACCATCTCCTACTACATTTAATACTGTAGTCCAGATGTATGAGGTGTCGCCAGGACCCGGTATACCAGGCTGCAATCTATTTTGACTGTCAAAATATTGTCCGGTTGGTGCAGCAAACTTAAGCATAGCACCATTTGTTATGTATTTGATGTTAGTTGTAGCAAAAGTACCAATACTAGTAGGAGACTTGACATTACCGATAAGAGTATAAAAATACCCGGTCTCAGCACTAGTATCTACTGTGCTAGTTGCCCAATAATAAGAACCATCTGTAAATGGAGTAGGAGCTAGTGCCTGATATCTAGGATAGTATTGGGTATAATACTGATTGCTATTATTTTGCGCCAATGCGGCCGCTAATTCATTAGTGAAGAAGCTAATAATATCACTTGTTGTATTTACAGATAATGTAAGGTTGCCTTGTGCATCATCCATATATATAGCGCCATCATTGGCATAACTATCGGTACTTGAATATTTTAGTGTAGGATCTAACAAATCTAAGTTCTTAGATATACCTACGCTGCTACGATTAATAGCCTTACTTTTGATGATAGAGCTATAAAGAGAATAAGGGAAGTTACTATAATCTTCACCGTTTACCATGCGATTCTGTGTGTAGTAACGAGTGGGGGCGCGCTGCTTAATGTCTGCTAGACTCTCGCGCGCCTGCGCGTTGTTCACGACAGCTTCTAAGCTGAGTCCAATAGTAAGTAATTGATTTTTTCCTGTTCTATCAATATAGCTTATTGAAACTGAAACTCCGCTTAAAGCAGTAGGGTCAATAGTGTATGTGAGAGCATTGCCTGATCTTACATATGCTCTAAAATTACCAACAGGAATTTTACTAAACACATTGTCACCGAACACATAACTTACAGAGTCGTTGAACCCGCTATTAACTGCAAAAATAGTTTTATTACTAGATGCATTTTGCAAATATGCGTCAGAATAAATGTTGTCTACTTGCTTCCATTGTGTTCTAGAACCGTCGCTATTGAATTGGTACAACCAGGTGTCAGTATTGTTGATTCCTTGGATATTGCCAATTGGAATAACTTGATTACTAATTTGCTGCTGTAGCGTGAAGTCATAGTTTACTAGTGACCCTTGCTTGAAATAGAAGAAGAAGCCGGTGTTAGGACTACCAAATCCTAGTTTATCGTTACGATACAATACGTTTAACTTACCATTTGGGGCCGGGGGAACTTCATACACATAGCTCTTGTCAACCGAGGTGCCACTTACTAACTCAAAATTCATATTCACGCCATTAACTGTTGCGTTGAACGGTACAACCGGCAATGCATTAGGAGCGATTTGAATACTATATTCGCTGGTAGTTACACCCAAAATATCTTGAGTGTTTCCTGGATTTCCTATTCTCTGAGCGTTAATGAAACATGCATTCCAAATACTGTTCATCTGTTCTAACCAATTGGGATTGGCAGGATCGTTCCACAATATAGTTTGGTTGCCTAAGTTTGCGCCATTGATGTCAGTAATATTTTGAGTAGTTGCAAGGCTGGTAACTTTTAGATAACCCTGTCCTGCAAGATTTCTTTTTGGAGTATAGCTAACAAGATTTGCAAGCTTGATAACACTGTCTCTACGTTCAGCCGTGTCAATAAAGTTCTCACGGGCGTTTAAGTCGTCACGAAATGCTAAACCCTGACCCATGAATGCGATAACGTCTAATAGTGCGATGAACTCGCTAGACTCAGTGTAGTCATTGAAGTTTTCCGGGTAATAGGTTTGTAGGTAGTCAATGAATGCTTTACGAAGTGTTTCGTAGTCATAGCTTTGGAAGTCAGCTTGGTTATAGGTTTGATAAAACCTCTTCCAGTCATTGATACCAAATAACGCCGATTGCCTAGAACTTTTTGCCATATTTTTACTCTTTTGGTTATAATATATTTATCATAAGCAAAAAAGTGAGTTTTTGTTATACTGCGGCTGCTCTGTTAGTTTGTTGACTGAAATAGATAGCTTGGGTAGTAGGATTATTGAACGGAGCGATAGAAATTTCTACTTCTAGCAACACTCCGTTATTTTGCGGAAAAGCTTTAACAATTCCTAATTCTATTCTAGGATCTTGTGCTGCTACTCTTCTGATTTCTCGTTCTAATGCAGTTTGATTTTCAATAGTATTTGGTTCAAATATAAAAGTATAAAGTGTCGTACCATAACCAGGTTGCCCTACTTTTGAACCTAATGGAATACTTAATGCATTGATAAAATCCTGTAACACTAGCTTATAGTCAAACAATTTAAACTTGTTACCAAAGAATAATGATGTAAAGCCAGTAGGAAGTCCATACGGATTAGTTAAATCGGAAATTTGATTATTAGTACTTAACGGACTACATGCGTTTTGTGTACTAAATCCACTGTAAGTAGGCATATTATATTCCCTTCTGCTTTACTAGTGCTAAAAATTGCTCTGGTGTTTGTGCCGCGTTTACATTATTTATCGCTGTGTTTACTGCACTACTTGTTGCATCAGTTTTAGCATCTAGTGCTCCGCTCATTTGTTTTAACGCATTAGTATACGCAGGGTCATTTCTGGCTTTGTCAAATATATCATATGCTGCCTGAGTCCTGGGATCGTTCGGACCATACTGTTTAACAGCATCATCATATGCTTTCATTAACGGATTAATTTTATCAAACTGGGCCTGTAAATCGGATCTAGCTTTATCTAACGCAGCAGTTGCTTTTGCTAGATTTTCTTCTGCGGTTTTCTGTGCATTTATATCAATTTCACCTACTAAGTTTGGTGCAGGAATCTTAGGATCGCCTAATACACTCTTGATTGCGCTAGTAACTGATGTACGATCATTCGTATTGAATCCAACACTAGGGAGTGAGATTGATCCGGGCACACCGTTTGTCAATGAGCTTATAGCAGATTGCAATTGCGCTATAGCACCAACTGGCAATCCTGCGCTGGCTAATGAAGTCAATCCATTAAGTTCATTGGATACGATTCCTAAAATTCCCGCAAATGCACCTTTATTCGATCCGCCAGTTAAACTGCTTGCGCCTCCTATTTTACTTAGAGAGTTTGCTGTGTTGGCTATACTACTTAAGGCTTTTGTTGCGCTAGCCACAGTTCCTGCGCCATTCATAAGCGCAGTTGTAGCACTGCCTATATTGTCCTTTAAGGCTGACACACCCGGAATATCGTTAATGGCATTAGGTGCATTATTAATTACGTTTGCAACCGTATTTAAGCCTCCGGCTAGATTGTTTAATCCACTAGCTAATGCAGAAGAAGTTGCTGCTTGCGCACCTTGTTGTACTACTGTTGCAGCGTTGCTCAATGCTGGCAATCCCCCTCCTGACTGTAATGTTGATGCTGCCCCTGCTACAGCGTTAACGTTATTAATAGCATGTTGTACTCCACCTATCGTTGTATTAAGCGGGGTGGAAGTAACACTGTTTTGTATAGTGTTAACCACTGATGTAACATTGTTTATAGTAGTAGTCACTGCTTTAGCACCATTAGCCAAATTAGATAGTGCGTTAGTTTTGGTAGTTACGGCACCAGTAATACTAGATACAGTATTGTTTATAGATGATACTGCACCAATCGCGCCATTGACTGCACCAACTGAACTTACAGTTGAGTTTACTACACTCGCGGTAGTGTTCAATATATCAGTCAACGCAGTGCTAGCACCTTTTGTTAATTTTCCTAATTGATTTAATGTTGAAGATCCAGCCTGACTTCCAGTTGTAGTTGCTACTGCCGCTGACGCTGCCGCATTATCTTTTGCAATCTTAGTAAGATTTTGAGGTACACCGGCTTTAAGTGGCTTAAATGAATTCTTTACTGCGTTAAATGCACTCGTTGCTACACCCTCAACTTGATTGACTAGCCCTGACAAACTAGGAACGCTGTTCATAGCAGAAAGTGCATTTTGAATTCCACCTAATCCACCAACGGCTTCTGTAAGTTGTGCAGCCGCGCCGCCGGCGCCGATAGTGCTTAATGCATTCTGTATTGAACCTAAAGCTTTGCCGGTGTTTAGTGCGCCAGCAGCGCCCAGTACTTGATTAGCTGTGCCTATCGCAGACGCGGCACCTCCTAATACTCCTGCTGCTGAACCAGTTAATGAATTTGCAAGACCAGTTGCCGATCCCAGTGTGTTAAGCCCGGTCTCTAACTGTCCAGCTATTTTTTGTATCGCATTATTAGCATTACCCAAGGTGCTTCCTGCAACGCTATTCAATGCACCTGCCGCCGCATTAGATACTGTTCCGCCGGCTGCTATACTAGATAAAGTACTTGATGCTTTATTACCTATTCCCGCTGCGTTAGCTACCTGTTGTATTGCGCCGACTGTTGGTCCTAATCCAACAGTTGCGACTGATGTTATAAGTCCTGCGATTTGAGTGGGAGCTTCTTTACCTGTAATTGCACCTATAGCACCTAATGCAGTTTGTGCTTTTTGCATAGTATTCACTAGTGCAGTTGCCTGAGCAGTTGTGTTTTGTACTAGTGATGTTAGATTAGTGACACCATTTACTGAACCACTGAAAACACTGTTTGGCATAGCCTGTGATAATGGTTTACCACCTTGCGCAAGAGCGTTTACTAATGTACCTGCGCCCGGTTTTAATACTCCACCAACCTCAAGTTGCGCCGCGGTCATAGCTAGCGTTCCTATTGCTGCAACAAACCCTTGTGCAGTTTTTATGATTCCTGCTCCAGACTTAGTAACCGATGCTAACGGACCATTAGCAGCTTGTGTAGCAGTTGATGCGACTGTTGCAGCCGTTACATTTTTAGTCACTGATGTAGATACACTGGGCGCATTGGTCGGTGCGCTAGCAACTGTTGCAGTAGAAGGAGCCGTTGGATTAGTTGCTTGTGCTGCTTGATTCGTTGCTTGAGTTGCACCGGCAGCCGGGGCCGGCAAGTTGTCGCTAGCATTAGTTGAAGTTTTTATATCTACGCCCTGACCAGCGTTAGCCCATGGCGCATGTGCCGGTGCTCTACTTGTTATAGTGAGTAATTTACCGGGAGCGGCCATATAACCTTTTTCTTCATCAAACAGTGTATCCGTTTGTGCTACTAGTGGAATAGGGTTTACACTTGCGGGGCTAGTGCCAGGACTGCCACTGTTTAGATTTACTTTACTACCGTTAACATATGCTTGCCCACCGCCAACTAGACTTGCATCGCCTCCTGCCCCCCATGCGATTGCGCCGCCAGCTAATCCAGTAATCTTACCTGTTGCTGCAAGTGCCAAATCACTAGCGGCTCGCATTTGAGTTTTCTCTTCGCTATTAGTCTGTATATTCTTTGCTTGAATATTCAAGTTCTCGTTAGCATGAATATTAATGTTTCTGTCACTATGTAAGTTGATATCTCCGTGTGTTCTAACATTGAAGCTGTTAGTAGAATAGATATCCACTGTACCTTCTTTACCTAATTCTACATAACTCTGCCCATTGCTGTGTAGTATCATCAATGTTTGGCCATCGTCACTCATTAATATCTGGTGACCTAACGCGGTTCTAATTCTAATTAATTGATCTTTACCGATGATGTCTCCATCGTCCATAACGATACTATGCCCGCCGCGACGAGCAGTAACTTTTAGTTTAGTAGGATCGGCATTGTCTCCGATATTGGATGGCAATGTACTATCATCATAACCACCTTCATAAATAGGTCTACCGGGACTAGATACACCCCATCCTACTCGGCTTGCGGGCTCTCTGGAAGCACTTGAGCTAATTGGGCCACGCACAGGATCTCTCAAAATGCCCTGCTGCATCATAATGCTTGCAGCATAGCTATGCACTGGTCTGGTGCTATTATTAAAATCAGGACTATCAACCTGTCCTTTATTATTAGTATTCATGTTAGTTACGGGTAGTTTAGTTGCCCCACCGTAACTCTTGGCTTCGCCTTCATTGGCTATAATATTATCGCTTGCACCAATTGCCGGAACCATGTGTAATACTTCAGGTTCTGGGATAGCTCCTATATAGAAACCATAATTCAAATCACCATTAACAAATATACATACAACTTTAGTTCCTATATCAGGTGGAGCTTGCCATTGTCCATAGCTACTGGGATTACTGGTATACGCACCATTGTCGTCTTTTGCTGAGCCTCCGGTTGCTCCCACTTTACCAAAAAATGAACTTAAAAAACTAACAGAAACCCAGTTGTCCCCGCTATCGCTGTCTTGCGGGTTATTACTATCATTTAATAGAACTCTAATTCTGCCTGATCTATTTGGATCAATGTTATCTTTTACAGTACCTATGACCGGAAAATTATATTTTGCCGAAGAAGTGGCTACTGGATTAGCGGATTTAAGTTGTCCTGTTGTTTTAATTATATTATGCGGCATTTATTGCACCTTACGTATCTTTAGTTGGTTGAGGTTTTGTAGTAGGCTGCGCACCACTTCCAGATGTAGGAGTATTAGGGGTTGTATTGCCGCCCGGCGTAGTAGCGGTATTACCTGAGTTTGATGTCTGCGTTGTAGCACCGTTTGGCTGGGCGCCGACAGTCATAGCAGCTTGAGTAAGTTGTTGTGATTCTTTATTAGCATCATCTACTGTAGTTTTTCCAAATTCAGCCACCGCTGTACTTAATTTTTGTGTAAACTTACCATCTCTAAACATATGTTCAATTAAAATAACATGGTACGCAACCCCTTGAATTTGTTTTTGTAATGTAGTAGTAGGATACTGCCAAAACAGAACACTGTCATTTATACTCATTATACCTTGACCGCTAGTATTAGGATACAGATTACTATTCAATGCATAATCAACCGCTTCTTTAAAATCTATTTCAATAAACACTTGTCCCCCGCTTGGATTAATAGTGAACTCGGAAGCATCAGGATTTTCATGACTATAAAATTGATCGTATACAGTGTTTTCACTTGAACACGGTTCAGTACAAAGAAAGTCCGGGTCACCTAAAATAGTTATTTCACCCCTAGCGTATGAACCCGGATCATATAGTGCTGTTAATACACTATTTTGCGCCTCACCCCCTAAACCAAGCCATCCGGATTTATCCATTGAACTTTTTAATGACGGGGGTATGGGAACTTCAGCCGGGCCAGGTGAAGCGGTTGTTTTTGGTGTTCCTTGAGCATCTTGTACATCAGAATATTTTTTACCTAAATTAGGGGTCAATCCGGTTTGCTGATATGCAGTGTCTAGCTCTATTTCGTATGACAAAACCTCACTGTTTTCTCCTGTATACCAATACTTGTATCTTTTGTGTGGTCCAGGATAATAATTTCCTCCGTCATTGACGAATACACTGTTTACAATGGGAGTATTATAAGGTTGAATAATATAGTCAATCTTATAAGCCCAGGATGATATAATAGGATCCCAGTCTTTAATAGTTAACTGACAAGACACATTAAACCATGAGAATGCTTTTGGATTAGTATTGTTTTTACTATTAAAGTTTTTAAGCTGCGGGTCATTCTCAACAGTACTATCATATACCAAATTCAATGCGGTTTCCATATATTGACTATGCTTGATTATATCATTGATAGCAGAAACAATAGGATACTGCGGTGCGATTTCTAATTTTTTCTCATCTGTTTTAGGTTTTGGACTAGAATTTTCAGTCTTGGGATTTACTTCAGCAGTAGTTTTTGCAGTACTTTGTGGATACTGTGATTTATTCAAATCGGCTTGACTAACAGTTTTAGCTGTTTCAATTGCAGCAGTATTTCCTAAATAGATCAATCTATATTCGTTGGTAACTCCTATTAATTTTTTATCTAGTTTGTCTTTGTAAAACTTGTTAATTGAAGTAAACAGTCCATCTAATTGCTCTGCCACAGTAGCGCCAGTTACTGTGTATTTTTCTGGAGTGACACCATACTGTGTGCCGAACCCAGTGCTAGCCGATGCATTGACTGCGGTAATATTATATTGAACAGCTTTACCATCAATCTTAAATTTCATATCAGTGATACTAACCACATAATATTGCTCAAACAACACCCCATTTGTACCTCCACTAGGATCTAATACCGATATTACAGGACCTGAGGTGCTTTGAATGTTTTTAATTTGAGTGTTCTGCGTAGCAATATTACCATTGTTATCATACCCTAAAAATTTTATTCCTAATATATAAATTGATCGTAATGGATTTGCAGGGACCTTACCATTTGCGGTTGTCACATAATTAGAAATTTGATCCTGAACTCTACGTAGATTACTTAAAAAAGAAAATCCATATGGTTCGGTTATCGTAAAAGTAAAATCAGTCACATTAGCAGTTGGTGCGCCGTTCGCTTTGGTACTAATAGATTGCTTCATCGTTAAATTATCTATACCATAATCAAACTGAAAGCCAGTGGCTCTGAGTTGAGATTTGTTATTATTACCGCCACTTTGAGCAATCAACATAGCGCCGCCACCTTTTGGGTTATCCGGGTTGAACATTCTAAGATTTTTTGCACCAGACTGAATAAAATCATTTGTTGCATCCGGAGTACATGCATACATACTAAGCTGATAATCATAGCTAGATAATGATGCCAATGGATTGTTCAATCTTTTTCCAGGACCAGTGTTTGTTTTTATCTTTGCTGTGCTATGATAGCTATAATTATACCCTTTAATTTTTGCTCCCGCTGCGACGGTTTCCGACGAGTCGGCAGGTTCAGTTCCAGCAGGAGCCGGGGCTCCTGCGTTTGATGCAGTATCATTAGTTGGGGATGGAGTGTTTTGATTAGTTGGATTACTAGCATTGTTGGCTTGTCCGGCATTTGTGTTATTGGGTATAGGGGCTGAACCAGCAGTATTAGGTTGCTTAATACCACTATCATCGTTTGCAGCACCTGCTAATTTAGAAGAATTACTAGCAGGAGTGGTGGGAGCTGGTGTAGCGGGAGTTACCGGTGTAGGAGTAGGTTGAGCAACACCTTTAGCTTGCACGCTTAATTGGGTTAAATCAGCTTTACCGTTAGAATTTAAATAATTAGTTATAGCAGCAGCATCGGTGCTAGAAATGTCACCTCTATTTACTGCTCGTGTAATTTGGCTATTTACTGTAAATATAACACCTTGACCGTCAGTACCAGACTCGGCTCCTATTGTTTGACTAGTAGTATTAGAAAATACCCTAATGCTTACAAAACCAGAACCTGTTGCAGTATATAAAATAGTATAGCCATTGACTGTTACTGAATTCGTTGCTTCCATATTAAATTCCTAAAACTAGCCTCAAAGTATCTAGTGTAGGTATGTATATAGATATTCCCGATACAAAATTAAAGTAAGGATCAGGCCCAAGCAAATTAGGATTTCGTTCAGCAAACACCCACCATAATCTACTGTCACCATACAAGTCATATGCTAATAGATCAGGTCTATACTGATATGTAGGTGTTATTGTAAAATAAACATCACCGGGTACTGCTGGGATAGATTTTGCATTCCAAACATCTAAATAATAGTTATTTACGATGTTTGTGTCACTGTATGGACTAGACTTTGGATATAATGCTTGGTTGCTCATTACCAGAAACCTCCTTTACCGTTACTTGATCCTAACAACAGATTTCCAGTTGCATAGTCAGTAAGGCTAAATTTATTGCTAATATTATCTCTGCTAATAATAGGCACACACGAGACAGACAACGTTATTTTTGAAGGGACCCATGTAGGTGGGACACTAGCAGATTGCTGTGTAGAAGTAAAAGGTTTCTTTATTGCCTTCCCGCCTTGTGTAGCAGCAGTTCCTTGTAATCTAGTTTGTGCAGCATTTGATGGATCAATGGGGTCAATTTCTGGTTGCGTAGTTCCTGCAGGGCTAGCACCAGTAGTTTTTATATAATCAACATCATTTGGTAAACTATAATTAAATCCTGATATAGCCAATGGTAAGTTGTCAAATTGATAACCACCTAAACCATATATATAGCACAATGGGGGAGGAGTTCCGTTCTTAGGATAACTATCTTGGCCATAGAACATTTTTGTCATTGATCTAAAGAAATGAATAACTGCTAATATATAGTTTGCTTCATTTACATCCTGTGCAGTAAAATCACATGTGATTTGTATATTGTCAACCCCGCTAGACTGGTACTGGAAAACTTTATAGTTGGTGTGAGTCAACTGCATAGATTCATAGTTTGCAGCATAATTAACTTGAATCTGAGGTGTATAGGGAAAAATTACACCGTCTGATTCTTTTAATGGTTGCAGTATACCAGGTGAAGTAGCTTTGTACAGGTAGTTTGCACTAGGGGCTAATACTAATCTTACTCTCCAGTCACCTGCTTTAGCTGCTGCATTAGATTGATCTTGTGATGTCGCTGAAGTAATTGCTTCCTGCTTAGCACCGGTCAATCCTTTTGCTGCGGTTACGACAATTTGTTCTTTTGGTCCTGTATAAGGTGCATTGTCTTTTAAATATGCTGCTCTAGCAGCTTGGTCACCGGGATTCAATGATGCAACTTGTTCGGAAGTAAGATTAGGATCATAAATGTCCTGAATATCTTTACCTAATGGTAATGGACCAGTCTGTCCTTCAGGCGTTTTGGGGGCATTCTGTAAGTCACCGGTAGGAACTTGCACCGGTGGAACTCCGGCTAGTATCTCTTCGGTACTTGGAGTTTTAGGAGTTAATTGAGTGTCTCCGACCGGTACTGATACATTTGGTAAATTTGCATTGAGCGCACTATCATCAACCGGCGTTACATTACTAGGCACATCAGATAAGGCAGTAACTGCAGGATCACCCGTTGCTACTGGTGACGAATCCGGTACTGTGGTTGCTTGTGCATTACTTTGGTTAATAAGTGATTGTGCTGTCTGAGCCAGTGCAGCAGCGAATGTAGATAGTTGACTATCTGGAACAATAACTTGACCGCCATTATTAAACCCTATTGTAGTAGTGCCGGCTACCGGGGTAAGGTCGTATTGCCCGCCTAGAATATCATTTGGATCAATATTGTTTGCTGATAGTTGTCTTATTCCTTCCGGAACAGTAATACTAAAAGAAGGATTTGCAGGTAGGTTATTATAGGTCAAGGTGTACCCACCTGGTAAGCTTGCTGATATTGGTTGACCTTCAGGCATAGTTTTCCTCGTATAAATACTCAATACTATTTATCGCCTCAAAAAACTGCTATATTTACCCAAAGGTGTTGTAATTATACAACACCAATACTACAATTGTTACAACTATAAGGAAATACAATTGCGCAAGAAAACCACCAACTATCTCAACAACAAAGACATTCTCAAAGAAATCCACACTAGTAAAACAAGTTATTGTTACTTTGTGCAGCCAGAATACCACAGATATGATTTAATTATTGACATGCCCGATAGTGATATCAATACTAGTTTAGAGTATGCATTAGCACCAGAACAGATTCAACTAGCAAAAGAAATTAGAGCAACTAGACTATCAACAGAGACTGGCGAAAAAGTTCTACCAGAAAATATTGAAACTACTGATTTGATTTTTAGAGTAATGACCTGGGATCATGTTCCGCTAAGTCAAAAGCAACCTAGAAAAACTAACAAAAAGAAAACTGCAAAAGACATTTTTATATTTGAAGATGACGACAACGAGGACTTTAGTGACCTAGAAGATAAGTCAACTAAAGATGAAGTTGATGACTTAGTTCACGTTAAAGTCAACTTTCCCCCATTCCAACATTTTAAGCTTGATGAAACTAACACATTTAGATGTGTGGGTAAAAGTCATTGGGTAGGTGGAATAGAAAACGGATATTTCAGTAAAGACCATGGACAAATTACTAACAAGTTAGCTCGCATGTACATGATGTTATGTGAAAAGTATGCGATGAAGTTTAACTGGCGAGGATATACTTATAATGATGAAATGAAGGCTAGTGCTATATTACAATTGACATATGTTGGTCTTAGATTCAATGAAGCAAAAAGTGCCAACCCATTCGCTTATTATACTGCTGCGATTACAAATAGCTTTTGCCGTGTATTGAACACTGAAAAGCGTAACCAAAATATTCGTGATGATATTCTAGAAATAAATGGTCTTAACCCAAGCTTCTCACGACAAATGCGAGATTTTAGTAGTAAGAAATCTATTATTGACTGAGGTCCATTAAGTCACATACTCTACGCGATATCCTTTAAACCTTCCTTTAACGAACTGGTTCTTTCCTTTTGATAGCATGATATAAATTGTGTTAATTGAAAGACCCAGTTCGTTACAAACTTCTTTTAAATTACCACAAGACTCAAATATCTGGCCGGAGTTCGTTGTTATCTTAATTTTCCTAGCACGAGGATTATTACAGCCCGAAACATCATGATGGTTTTTTGATAAGAGATTGCGAGTTTGTTCAGAATGTACCTTTCCATACCTATGGTGTTTTGGTCCTGTCTTTCCGTACATATGATTATCAGGACCAGTCTGCTTGTAGGCTTTTCCTAACTTCGCAGTTTTTATAGTATTTGAAATTTTTAATTTTGCGCTGTTTGCTTTAACAGGATCTTTCCAATAAGACCCGTCTCCACCACCAGATTCCGGAATCTTGTTGGCCCATTCGTTGCTTTCAACTACATTCAATAATTTACTGTAATGGCGGCCCCAAAAGTTCAGTTCAGCTTTTGATCGGCATTCCTTAAGTATAACAGTTTTTATATCAGTTCCGTGTTTTTTAAGGTGTGCTTTCCATTCAGTACCAGAACCTGAATAGGCAAACGGATCTTTCGATGTGGTTTTTCCTAGGTAATTCAGCCCGGTTTTGTTGTGGGTCTTCTTGTACAAATAAATAATCATAGCTGATGCTCCATATAGCGTTAGAGTAGTTGGGGAATCCACTCCCGCGAACTACATCACATTATTTATACCAAAACTATTGTGTTTTGCAACAAATCGTAATATACTCATGTCTATGAATAACTTCTTTAAAAAAGCCGCAGTATTCACCGATCTTCATGTTGGTTTAAAAAGTAATAGCGTCTTGCATAACAATGATTGTGAGGATTTTGTTGATTGGTTCATTAGTAAAGCCAAAGAAGAAGACTGCGAAACATGTTTTTTCTTGGGCGACTGGCATCATCATAGGGCAAGCATCAATGTTCACTCCCTATCATACTCAATTCGGTTGTTAGAAAAATTAAATAATGCATTTGAAAAAGTCCTAATCATTCCTGGCAACCATGATTTATACTATCGTGACCGCAGAGACGTTCACAGTGTTGAGTGGGCTAATCACTTACCCAATGTGCAGATCGTAAATGATTGGTTCAACAAGGGTAATGTAGTCATCGCGCCGTGGCTAGTGGGTGATGACTACAAAAAATTAGCAAAGATGTCAGGTAAGTATCTGTTTGCTCACCTAGAACTTCCAAACTTTTATATGAATGCCATGGTCAAGATGCCAGATCACGGTGAACTTAAAGATGATGATGTTACTGGATTTGAAAAGGTATTCAGTGGGCACTTTCATAAGCGTCAAGCTCGTAACAACATCTGGTATATCGGTAATGCATTCCCGCATAACTATGCAGACGCAGGTGATGATGCTCGTGGTATGATGATTCTAGAATGGGATCAAGAGCCAGAGTTTCATTCATGGCCTAATCAGCCTAAGTTCCGTGTGTACAAATTAAGTGAGATTCTTGATAATCCAGAAGGATTGTTACTTCCCAAGTCTCACGTTAGGGTGCATCTTGATATTGATATCTCATATGAAGAAGCAAACTTCATTCGTGAAACACTTATCCCCACACATCAGCTTAGAGAAATGACACTTATTCCTATGAAACTTGAAGGTGTTGGGCAAGACTTGGCTCCAGGCGAATTAAAGTTTGAGAGCGTTGATCAAATCATTGTAGACCAAATCACCGCTATCGAAAGTGATTTCTTCGATCCCAAAGTTCTATTAGAGATTTACCGTAACCTATGAATAAGGAATAAATACTACTATAGGAGTAGTAACACAATATGGTACATAGACCTAAGAACCGCACAATTGACCAGATTATAGATGATTATATGTCTGCTAAAGCAAGAACTGACGTATTGGGTGTAGATTTCGTTCTTACGGAAGGGCAAAGAAATGAGCTCCGGGAGGTGATTACGTTCTTCGGACCAAATTCGCTTAGCCGAAGTAGAGCCGGCGGTGGCCTTAGCCAAAAAACATTAGAAATTATAATTCCCAGATTCTTAAAGTTTAATTTATCCGGATTTGTTGAAAGGCTGAACGCAATATCCAAAATGTCTTCTAAATCATCATGGGAATATTTCTGTCTAATATACGGAGAAGAAGAAGCAGCTAAGGTTTGGAAGAAAAAAGCGGACCAGTGCGCCTTATCAGAAGATAGGTTAGGCCAAGAACGCTGGGAGAAATGGCTTAACAAACGTTCCGGGAGCTTTCTTGATAGATGGACTTCTCAGTTGGGATCGGAAGAGGCGGCGGCAAAGTATGCTAATCTTCAACAAACACTGTCGAAAGTAAAAACGCTTGAGGGTTATATTGAGAGGTTTGGTGAAGAACTAGGTAGACAAAAATACGAAGAACGTTATAATAATGTCAACTCTAAAGAATACAAAACATATGCTAGAAAAGTACATAGACTGAGTGGGAAAATATACAATGAAAACATTGATATAATAAACCCAGAACGACACCCTAGGACATTAAATGGTGTTGAAGGCGGCTGGCAGCTTGATCATATCGTGTCCATAAAAGAATGCTTTTTACTAGGTAAACCAGCCGAAGAAGCAGCTTCTTTAGAAAACCTTAGAATGCTTCCATGGAAGGATAACTTAATGAGAAATTATATCAAAAATGTCAATAATACTTAAAAACATAACTCTTAGAAACTTTCTTTCGATCGGGGCGGTCTGTCAAGCAGTCAACTTTGATAGCAAAGAACTTACACTTATTCTAGGTGAGAACCTAGACCTAGGCGGCGACGGTGCTAGAAACGGAACAGGTAAGACAACACTGATTCAGGGTCTTACCTATGTATTGTTTGGTAATCCAATCAATCATATTCGTAAGGACAACTTGATCAATCGCACGAACGGCAAGGGTATGATGGTTACCCTTGAATATAGTTCTAATGGCATTGATTATAAGATTGAACGCGGCCGCAGACCAAATGTTCTAAAATTCTATGTCAATGGAGAAGAGCAGAAAGAAGACGAAAACAACGCTCAGGGTGAAAACAAAGATACTCAAAGAGAAATTGACCGCACAATGGGCATGACCAGCGATATGTTTAAGCATATCGTTGCGTTGAATACTTATAGTGCCCCATTCTTGTCATTACCCGGCGGTGATCAAAGAAAGATCATTGAACAGTTGCTTGGTATCACCTTGCTTAGTGAAAAAGCAGAGTTGATCAAAGAAAAAATCAAGACCAACAAGGACATCATCCAGCAAGAAGAATTTAGAATTAAGGCAGTTGAAGAGGCTAACAAGCGTGTTCAAGAACAGATTGATGCGTTAAAGCGCAGGCAGAATCTTTGGGTCAAACAGTATGATGATTCACTAGCTAAGTTAGTTGCTGACTACGATGACCTTAGTAAGATTGATATTGAAAACGAGTTGCAATTGCACCGTGAGTTAAATCTGTGGATCGAAAAGAAAAAGCAAAAAGACACATGTGATGCATTAATTGCTCGTCAGGTAGCTTGGAAGCAAAAGCAGGATAAAGATGTTCTAGCACTTCGTAACCGTTATAATGCAATGAGCCACATTGATATTGATAATGAATTGCAGTTACATAAAGACTTAGCAGAATGGAAGCGTAAGAAAACAGAAAGTGTTTCACTTTCCGCTACTAAAAGTAATCTTGAAAAGATGATAGTTAAGGATCAACAGACAATCAACAAATTGTCTAGTGAAATAAAGACCCTTGAAGATCATACTTGCTATGCATGTGGTCAGGAATTCCATGACGAAAATCACACTTCTGTTTTAGAAGCCAAGCGTTCGTTACTTGCTGACACCGAAGCAGAGTTTACCCAAACCCAAAATGAGATTGAAAAAATAAAAATTTCTTTAGAGAATTTGGATTTGGGTAATATGCCTTCTACACACTATCCAACTGAAGCTGAAGCTATTCGCCATAGCTCGGAAATTGAGCGTATTCAAAATCAAATAGACGATAAGCTTAATGAAACTGATCCTTATGCTGAGCAGATTTCAGAACAATGCACTTTTGATAGTCTAGGTCCTCGTCCGATCACTCATTACAATACCGAATCTGAAGCCATTGAACATAAGAGCGTAGTCGCTACTTTGATTTCGCAAATTGAAAAGAAAGCGGAAGAAACCGATCCATATCATGAACAAATAACCGACATGGAAAAGAAAGCATTGCAAGAGATTAGTTTTGATAAGATCAATGAACTAACCAAGTATGGTGATCACTTGAAATTCTTACAAGACCTGTTGACTAGTAAGGATAGCTTTGTTCGTAAAAAGATAATTGATCAGAACTTAAGTTATCTAAATAGTAGGTTGACAAACTATCTTGATAAGATTGGATTGCCACACACTGTAGTTTTCAAGAATGACTTGTCAGTTGAAATTACCGAACTCGGAAGAGAACTTGATTTCTACAATCTTAGTAGAGGAGAAATGAACCGGTTAATTTTAGCGTTATCATTTGCGTTCCGAGATGTGTGGGAAAACCTGTATTTTCCAATCAACACTATCTTTATTGATGAACTTATTGACAGCGGCATGGATACCGTCGGAGTTGAGAATAGTATGGCTATTCTTAAAGATATGTCCCGTAGACGCAATAAGAGTATTTGGCTCGTCAGCCATAGAGAAGAACTTGCCGGGCGTGTACCGCAAGTTCTAAAGGTAGTAAAAGAAGGAGGATTTACTACCTATAGCACTACTACTGAAATAGATTAAAAAAATTACCAGCACCGCATAGAAAGATAAGTTAGTATATGTCATCACCAAGTAAAAACAAAGGATCAAGTTTTGAGAGAGAAGTCGCTAAGTTTTTGAGCGACCTATATTCTGAGAGCTTTATCAGAGCGCCCGGAAGCGGCGCATATGTGGGTGGAAAGAATCAATCTCGCAAAGAGTTCTTACACGAAGGACAGATTCGCAGTTTCAAAGGTGATATTGTACCCGGTCAAAGCTTCACAAGGTTTAATGCCGAATGCAAATCATATGCAGACTTCCCATTTCATTTAGTAGTAGCAGGAGACTGCAAGGTACTAGAAGATTGGATTACACAAATGATGGCAGTCAGTGAACAAGATGATTTAAACATACTATTCATGAAGTTTAACCGTAAAGGTAAGTTTGTAGTAGTTCCATCAGATAAGACTTGGGTAACGGATAACTTTATTCATTACACTAGCAAACACGCAGGTGATTGGATCATTATTGAATTCGATCACTTTTTTAAGCACAACAAAGACCTTCTTAAAGTTTATTCAGGCTCACCATCTAGCTCATCACATTCCCTAACAGACACCATGTCATCTTCCCCTAATATACTCAACATTCAAGTTTAACCCACAGAACCCTTTTACATTGTTATGTTCGTAAGAACCTCCTTGAGGTCGCACCACAGATGAATGCGACTAGATTCTGGAGTATGCTTGGTCGCGAGGCTAAGGAACACCGACAGGGCTCTCGTTAGGTAGGCGAACCCTGAATGAGTCTATAGCATATATTCTGTCTTGACAGCTATAGAACATGCGTTGCAGAGTTAGAAGCTCACTACAGTCCCAGCAAACTTTATAGGGCAACCGGTAGCGTTACACAGCAAAAATCGCTAGTGTAACGGGGAACAGACAGCAAAGGATGACAGGCCATGGCATGGTTTATCATTGGTAGTGCCTCTCAGAGGCACTACCATGGCTTCCTGACCGGCATGTGTATTAGAAGTTAATTAATATAGAGCTACCGATTTAGTGAATAGAAAAGAATTGAAAAGAATAAACAAATTGAAAAAGGTTATACCGAATGAGCAAAGCGAATGAAGGTATAAGTTGATCGTAGATCAACGATGAATTGAAAAGAATATATCTTACATTGGCTGAGAATATTATATCCAAATCAGAAGAACGGCAATTGAGATTTCTTTGTGACATCCATGTGTTCTTCAATGATTTGTGAAATTGCGATTCTTTCTTCATTGGACATATTTAATATGTCCTCGTAGGAAGCTCCGCCCCTCATATGCCAAGCCATGTTTAGAGCGGAGCGTTTGATGTCAATCGTCTCAGTTTCATAGGTCTCAAAAAGCTTCTTAATCTCTTCGGGAGACGACCTGAGAAGCCTTAGGCGAAAAAATCAGCAGGGTTCAGCGTAATAGTCTGTTCAAACTGGTTTTGGCATGACGGGCAAGTAATAGTCATAGGCTTAATCTCGCTTTCGGCTCTAAGCTTTGCACTATGGTCTCTGATTGTAGTATATAGATTTCTATCACAATTCTTTAAGAAGTCTAAGATGAATTCTTTTTCTGTTACTTTCTGTGATGCCGGAGTCTGAATATAATCTACACTTTGACTTAACAGGTCCATAGTAAGGTCTGTGACTTTTTCTAGATAGTCCTGAACAGTTTTGTTGCGCTGGTCATCATCTTCGATAGTTTCAATTTGATTTAACACGCGCTGGAATTCAAACTGCTTTAATGAAGCATCGTTTACTGCTTTGTAACTTAGTGGCTTTAATTTTACCTTAAGATCACCTAAGTCAAGTTCAGTATCGAAGTCTGGCTTTCCAATAGTAGATAATACCCCTGCTAAATTGATCGTGTATGTTGAAGTGTCTTCACACTTTGGGCATGTGCTATCAAGCTCCATGTTACCTGATGCACTACTTGCAGTTTTAATTGCTACTAATATAGCGTCTAAGTCTACATTTGTTACTGCCCATGGATCATTGATGCATGGGATACAGCTACGAATCAATTCTGCAATTGCTGTTCCGTTAAACAATGCGTCAGGTGTTCTTACTGTGATTTCATCAATCGCAGTCATGGGATATACGGGAAGCTCGCCGTTTTCAGGCATATCAATTGAATTCTCAGGATATCCTGTACCATTACTAGGCAATTTGATATAAACTGCTGGTCTACGAAAATATTGCTTTAGTGGGTTATTGTCCATGTTCAGTCCTTAAAAGTAGTGGTTTTAAAATATAATAAATACAATTACTATTTAGTTGGGCAAATATACACATATTTTATTTTACCGGAATGTTTGATGGATCTAGAAACTTTAAATCAACTTGAACAAAGTTTAATGGAACTGCGTGACGCGGTTCAGCAAAATGCTATGTACTTGAATTCGCTCGGTTCATCCATGCGATCTATGGGAACTTCAGTAGATAGAAATACACAAAGTTCTAAAAAAGCAAGTGAAAGTGCTGAAAGAGCTTCCGAAGGCTCTAGTGATTTGGTTAAAGCATATAGTGATTCGGAAAAGCAACATCAAGAACGAGCCCAAAGATATAGTAATGCATTAGATAATGCCGGCGGGGCTGTTAAATCATTCTCAGTAGCCATATTATCAGCAGAAAATAGCCTATCAAAATATTCCTCTGGCGTAGAAGGTTTAGGTAATGCTACTGAAGCATTAACTAGAGGCACAGGTGGATTTACCCGAGGCGCCGCTTTAGGTGCAGTAGCGTACACTAAGTTAGTAAAATCTGCATTGAGTGTAGATGATCAAATAATAAATTTCAGGGATAGTTTTGTTGAGACAGCTGGCACATTGCCAATGACTACTCAGCAAATAAGATACTTGTCAGCACAAGCCGGTTTTACCGGCGATGATATGGCGAAGTTGTCAAAAAGAACTAATGAGCTAGGTGCAAATTTATTAGGTTTAGGAGGATATGCCGGGCAAGGCGCAGCCAAGTTCATGGATATGGTTGCGAATGTTCAAGGGGACGAAAGAAAAAGATTTTTACGATTAGGTATTAATCAGGAAACCTTACTAGACTATATGGGCAAGTATGTAGAAATGCAAGCTGCTCAAGGTAATGCTGCTAAAAATGCAGGAAAGCAAGGAAAAGAGTTAACACAGGCTGCTGAAGATTATGCATTGAATTTGTCTAGATGGTCCGCATTGACAGGTAAGAAGGCAGACCAGTTACAAAATACAGGTAAAGATGCGCTTGATACTGTAGAAGAAAAAATAAAAGAAATAGAAGAAAACGAAAAAATTCGTCAACTGCAAGCCGATATGAATGTGGCAGGAGCAGACAAAAATGCCATTCAATCTCAAATTGATCAAATTTATAAAGAAAGAGATTTAAGACAGTCATTTACTATTGCAATGGCTAATACTATGGGCTTAGAAGCTGCACAAGAACAAAATAAAGCAACTATAACTGGTTATCAATCTAGAACTACAGTTCAGCAGGCAATAGAAGATATTAAGAGTGCCTACATGAAGAGCGGAGGCAAAGAGGAAGACAAGATAAAAGCTGCTCAAGCAATGCTAGAAAGGTTTAAAGCTCAGGTTACTGATCCTACTATTGCTAATCAAATTCAGATAAATGGCGAAGAAATGTTGAAGCTTCTAACCGGTTACGGTAAAGATGCATTGGGGTTTGCTATTAATCAAACTGGTAACCTAGAAGATAAATTTAGAAAAATCAAAGAAGATCAAGAAAAAACAATAACTGATGACCAAGATAAGTTATCAAAAATATCAGCAGATATCAAACAGTTTGAGATTGAAACGAAGCAAAAATTTCAGAACTTTTTGCAGTTCATTGATCCATTGACCAACACATTTATTTCTTTCACTGCGCTACTTGGGTTGATGACTGCCGGTGGGCTACTAGGAAAAGTATTTAGTGGAGGGATCAGAGGTTTAGGTGGGGGAGCAGCCGCCGAAGAAGCCGCGTTGACAGGAGCAGCAGCGAACGGTGAAGCTAAATTGACAGGAAAAGCACTTCAAGACTCTCTTAAGGCAGAAAGAAGAGCGGCTGCTATTATCGAAACACAAGCAAAGAAACAATTAGGTAAAGAAGTTGCAGAAGAGGTTACTGAAAAAGGGTTCAAAAAGTTTATACCGAATGTTCTTAAGAAAAGTATAAAAGCCCTCCATCCAGCTAATATATTAAAGTCACTTAGTAAAAGTGCAACAAAAGTCGCTGAAGAAGGGGTAAAATCTTTATTAAAACCCGGTAGTCTATTAAAGATAGGAAAAAGTCTAGGTAAAGGCGTTGCCGGTATACTAGGTGGCGTTGCCCTAGACTATGGTTCTGAATATGCTAAATCGCAAGGTTATGAAAAAACAGGAGCAGCATTAGATATAGCCTCTTCAGCACTCACTGGTGCTAGCATTGGTGCCACTATAGGTAGTATTGTTCCGGGGGTAGGAACTTTAATCGGCGGTGCTCTAGGAGGAGTATTAGGTTCTGCTTACGGTTTATATCAGAATTGGGGAACACTAACTAAGTCAGATAAACCTGACACTACTAGCTCAATTGAAGCTTTAAAGTCTATATTAGACCAAATCAAGTTATTACAAAAATATGATTTTGATATGGCTAAGATTTCTAAGAATACAGAAGCACTTAATGCTTTTGTAAGCTCATTAATTATAATTTCTGGTAATGATCCTAATAGCCAAGGTAAAGCTGAAAGTATAACAGGGGCTATTGTTGAATTCTTGAATGCAAAGATTCCTATGGAATCGTTCATTAACTTTAGTAAACTTCCTCTTGATCCCGACAAAACAAAACGAAATGCGATGGCTTTTGTAAACTTCACACAAGCAATGAGTAGTTATAACGGAGTATCTAGTGGATTAGGCAATATAACTCATGTAATTGCATTAGCATTACAAGAACAGTTTAAAGTAAAGTTACCATTAGATGACTTCCAAAAATTTGCAGGAATGTCAATTGATGCTAAGAAAGCTGAAAGAAACAGTAAAGCGTTTATAAACTTTGCAAACGCAATGGCAGAGTATAAAGGTGGTCCAGGAATCGTAGATGTAGTCACAGCATGGGCTGGTAAAAAAGTCAATGAATTGTTTGGTCAGGATGGTCCTATTGATGCTTTCTCTAAATTTGCAAAAATGGACTTTGGGCCTAGAGCAAGTAGTAATGCTGATGCATTTAGAAAATATGCAGAATCAATTGGAATTATAAGAGACTCGCAAGCTAACCAAACCCAGTCGCAGGATTCTCAACCGGGAGCAGCTACACCTGGCCAAACACCGCAACAGCAACAATCACAACAGCCTTCTGTAGCTACTAGAGCGTACAATTTTGTTTCGGGACTAGGATCTTCAATCGGGGAGTTAGGCAGTAATCTTTGGAATGCTGCGTTTGGTACCGGTAAGCATGAACAAGGGGTTCGACCTGATGTCATAGGAAGAAAACAAGCACTAGAAAAAATTATGGGCAATAAGCTCGTTGTGTCTAGTGGAGTTCGACCGGGAACTCCTAATCATGGCAATGGTGCAGCAATTGACTTAGGTTTTAATTCAAATCCTATGTTAGCCCAATCTGAACAGAATAGAAATAAGTTGATAGCAAATGCTATCAACTTAGGATTTACTGGAATAGGCGCAGAGTACCATGCTTCGGGCGGAGCACATATCCACTTAGATACTAGTCACAATAAGTTAACTGGATGGGGAAGCGATTATACTGGTAAATCTCTTATGAGAGATAGTCCGTGGTTGTTCTCATACCTTAATCATGTAGGGGCAACAAAAGCACAACATGGTGGTATTTTTGACGAGTCATTTGACCCCCAATTACCGAAAGCTCAAAAACTAGCAAGCTTACACACTGATTCATTATTATCTAAGTTAGCAAAGACTAATGCAGACCAAATGAAATCTGTATTAGATTCTACGGTTACTCAGGATCATCATGATCATGATTCTGAAATGACGTTAGAAATGTATAATATGATTGATAGTAAACTGAATCATGTATTATCTGCCCTTGAGAATAGCCACTCGACCCACAATAAAATGTTAAGGAACATGGTGTAAGATATGGATCCAGAACAGGAAAATGAATTAAACCAAAAGATACTTGATTTGGGTAAGCTTATATCTGAGCAGGCAGGAATGTTTAGGAATAATGCTTCTAGTTATCAGCATGTAAGTGATTCTACGCGAGTATTCAACACTACAATTAATCAAAATTCTACTCAGCGTTCACATGATAACGAAGTAGATATAGAAATTGCCAATGAGAGTAAGAGAGCTAAGAAGCAACTAGAAGAGACTAATCAAACCAGATCCCAAGCATATGAAAAGTTAGGTATTGGTCTCAGAAGCTTTACTACAAATTTATTAAGCTCTAAAGATGGTTTAGAAAAGTACGGAGAAGCAGTAAATTCTTTCGGTCAAGCAGCCAGAGACGCAGGTAAAAATTATGGCATCTTGGGGGCAGTGTTTGGTACAGCGGCCGCTGTACTAGGTAAATTAACCCATGCAGTATTCGCAGTAGATGATAGCTTGTTAAAATTACGAGATTCTCTTGCAAAAAATGGAGGAATGTTTACTGATTCTACTACTAATCTAGAAAATTTTGCAATTTCTGCTAGATTTAGTCTTGATAACATGAAAAAATTGGGAGAAGAAGTAAGTAAAAGCGGTCAATATATGATTGCTTTGGGCAACAACTCTACTCAGGCACAAGAAAACCTATTTAAGTTAAACGTAATTGACGATTCAGTAAGACGACAGTATGGCTTAACAGGCATAAAGCAAGATTATTATTTGCGTTTGTCTGGGTTATATGCTGAACAGGTTTATGCATCTGGTCAAAAAATTCAATTTCAAAATATGACTGAAGATGAAAGGAGAGCCGCAACTAGAAAATATATTGCAGTGCAAACGACATTGAGCAGTCTCACTGGAAAATCAGCAGATACTCTTCAAAAAGAGGTTGATGAGGTTGAATTATCAACCGAAGAACAAGCTGCTACCGTAATGGCTCAAAATGAAATAGACAGGCTTAAAAAAAGCAAAGATCCTAAAGATAAAATTTTAGTAGAGAAAAAAGAGCGTGAACTAGCTAACAGAAAAGAATCCATTCGGGTATTTACATCATTATACGGTCCACATGTTGCAAACCAAATAGTAAGGGCAATGCGCCTTGGTTTTATTGATAGTAAAAACAAAGGACTAATGCAATTGCATCTTCCTAATGGGCAAGATCCTGTAACATTTTTTTCTAAACTACTCGACAGTAAAGACATTACTAATGATGCACTAGGTGCTGCAAAAGAATTAGATGTCGCATATGGTAAGATAGGCACCGGGTATTATAAGATTATTGCAACTTATCCTGAAATGTTAGAAACATTGGGTGGAGCAGATAAAGATACGCTTTCTAGAGTGGCATCGCGAGGCGGACAAGACTGGGAAAAAACAGCAAAAGAACAAATGGCAAAATTTGATGCACAGATGAACCAGCCGTTTGATGCTGATCCATTAGCATCCAGAGTGGAGCAATTGCGTTCATTAGAGCGCGAAAGCCAAGCATATATTCAAGGATTTTTAACAAGCATAGATCCACTAAGACATCCATTTATTTCACTCAAAGATGCAGTAATAGCGGCAGGTGTAGCATTAACGTTATATGCCGGAACTAAGATAGCAATGAGTGGCTCCGGCAGCAAGTTACTAAGCAAAGTTATAAAACCGTTTAAGAGTAAAACCGGCTTACTAGCAAGCGGGGCATTGTTATCACTATTACCGTTTGGTGCTTCTAGTACATCAAGTAGTGACACACTCAAATTACCTGATATCAATATGCCTTCAGATCCGCAAGTAGATGCGATATTAAATAGTGCAGGGGTAGCTACTCCGACGGATAATACTAGTGTTTTTACTACCCCTACACCTACTAGTGTACCTCCTTCCGATCCTAATAGTATTCACACTGCGCCTTCTGCAAAAACACCAGATAAATCTACTGCGGTAGTTGATAAAAAAACTGATACTACTCGGAAAGAAAAAGCTGAGGTAATAGAAAAAAATAAGAAGACGATTGAACTTATCGGTTCATTGAATGTTAATGGTGAAAAGGTAAAAACTAACTTAGACATAGTACGACAGTACCTCACTGTATTAGGAAGTGTAGAACCTATAAAACTATCAGGAGATGATTCGCTAGAATTGATCAAAACACTCGCTTCTTTTGAAGCCAAAATGCTTAATGAGCTAGTTGAGTTCGGTAGAGTCCCCCTTGATCCTATAGGAATACGAAACAATGCAACTGCACTTAGTGGGTTTTCTGCTGCATTAGCCGGATTCAAAGGTGAAGGAAGTGCCATCTATAATGCACAAACAATATCTTATACTGCGCAGGCATTCTTGAGATATCAGTTGCCAATGGATGATTTTGTTCGTTTTTCTAAGTTAGAACTTAATCCGATCAAGGTTGACAAGAATGCTAAATCATTTGTCGCGTTTGCAGATGCAATGGGTAAATATACCGGCGGTATAGGCATACTAGATACTATCAGCACTATTGCGGGCGCAAGACTAGGTAGATTATTCGGGGAAAAGGGACCCATCGAATCATTCATGGAGTTTGGAAGAAAGTCAGATTATGGTGATTTTGGTACTAGGGCAGCACAAAATAGTTTTGCTTTCTTGAGTTTTGCTAAAGCAATGCGTATATTATCGGGCGGTAGCACAAGTGGAACTAAAGGCGGAGGCTTTTGGAATACAGTCGGTGATATTGCTAAAACTGGACTAAACTTAGCTGCATCTGTAGTAGCCGCCCCTGTTATTCTAGGATCATATGTTGCCGGTGCTTTGGGAGACATCGTGAAAAAGATTATTGGTGTTGAAAGTGGCGGAAGAGCGAATGCCGCTGCTAAAACATCAAGTGCATATGGATTAGGACAACTTACAAAGAGTACATTTGAAGGATTGACAAGACAAAAAGGTAGTCCACTAGCAGGATTAACTTGGGAGCAATATAAAGCTGATCCTAACATACAAATGAAAGCAGTTAATTACCTGGTAGGACAAGAAGTTGACTTTTTGCAGAAAAATAAAATACCTGTTAGTGCTACATCAGTATACCTAGCTCACTTTTTAGGGCTTGGTGGGGTAAGAAATCTATATAGATTCCCGAACAATACCCCAATAAGTCAAGTAGTCTCTGGAGCCGCAATGAGTGCAAATAGGTCAGTGTTTTCTAAAGCGTCTACTGTAGGAGGGCTTAAGCAATGGTCTGGTAAAAAGATGGGAGAACCCGACAATGTTGCAATGGCTAGATACGGGGGAACATTTTCTGGACCTACTAACGGATATCCAATGGAATTGCACGGTACAGAAATCGTTATTCCACTTGATCAAAACAGTATTCTTATGAAATTGGCTACACAATCACATACTGATACAGAAAAGCTTAACACAAAAAAAGCAGAAAGTAAAGCAAGTAATATAGGTCAATTTACAAAAAAGACTGCATATCCGGGCAAGAAAAAAATTGACAAGAAAATGATATCGGCACTGAGTAATAAATTTGATAGAGTTATTTCTACTATCGAGGCAACTGACGGTATCAACAAGAAGATATTGAAACATTCAGCAATGTAACAATAAATACAATATTGAGAGACTTTTGGATATGTCATATAAGAGAAAATTTTTAAACAAAAGCGGTGTTAGTAGTCCTATATCAGGTGTCAATAGTAATAGTGGCGCTTGGAATGGAATGAATTCGACCCCGACCGGTGGTTATAATAATACTGAGTTTGGGTATAAGAATTATATGAGTAGACTTCCTGAAGTCTATACTGGTCACCCAAACAGAATTGAACGCTACAACCAATATGAAATGATGGACGTTGATGCTGAAATTAATGCATGTTTGGATATCATTTCAGAATTTAGTACTCAGCGTAATGAGCATAACAAAACACCGTTTAGTTTTGAGTATAAAGAAGAACCTACCCCACACGAAGTAGAATTGCTTACTAAGCAACTACAACAGTGGTGTAAACTTAACGAATTTGATGTTCGTATGTTTAAAATTTTCCGTAATGTTATCAAGTACGGAGATCAAGTATTTGTTCGTGACCCAGAAAACTTTAAACTTTACTGGGTAGACATGGTTAAGATCATTAAAGTGATCGTTAACGAAAGTGAAGGTAAGTTACCTGAGCAGTATGTAGTTAAAGATATCAATATCAACCTACAGAACTTGAGTGTTGCACAAAAAACGAATACCGACTTTGCAGCCAATCCGGCAACTGGATTGGGAGGTTCAGGCGGTGGCACCAACACTCCTTATACTGTTCCTGCAATGCCTTACAACACAACAGGGTCACGTTTTACATTAGGGCAAAGTGAGTCTGCTATTGACGCTAAGCATGTAGTTCATTTAAGCTTAACAGAAGGACTTGATAGATTCTGGCCGTTTGGGCAATCAATTCTTGAAAACATCTTTAAAGTATATAAGCAGAAAGAACTATTAGAAGACGCGGTATTAATCTATCGTGTACAGCGTGCTCCTGAGCGCAGAATGTTCAAGATTGACGTTGGTAATATGCCAAGTCACTTAGCAATGGCGTTTGTTGAGCGCGTGAAGAATGAAATTCACCAGCGTAGAATTCCTAGCTTGTATGGTGGACAAAGTATCGTTGACGCTACATATAATCCTTTATGCTTGGATTTGAATACTAAAATTCCTCTATTAGACGGTAGAACATTACCACTACAGGATATTATTTCCGAATTTGAAGCCGGCAAGGAAAACTGGGCATACAGTTGTGACCCAGAAACTGGTAAGGTAGTTCCTGGGGTGATCAACTGGGCCGGAGTTACTAGAAAAAATACTGAAGTTATTGAAATTACTTTTGATAACGGAAAAACTTTAACTTGTACTGCTGACCACAAAATACCAGTATTTGGAAAAGGTTTTGTTGAAGCACAACACCTAACAGAGAATGATAGTTTGATTTCGTTTAACACACAAAATAAACCTATATCAGGTGGAAAGACAAATGAGTATCAACAAGTATGGGATCACGAATCCAAGTCTTGGGTATGGACTCATAGAATGGTAGGTGAGTTTTTCCGAGCAAAGGGTAAACACCAGGAGTTTACTTATCTTACCGAACA